CAAATGGCAACGTTTATTACCTCAGTGGTGTAGCAACAACTCTTCCGCAAAATGGAACGGGTTGGGATTCAAATGGCAACGTTTATTACCTCAGTGGTGTAGCAACAACTCTTCCGCAAAATGGAACGGGTTGGGATTCAAATAGTAGCGTTTATTACGTCAGTGGTGTGGCAACAACTCTTCCGCAAAATGGAACGGGTTGGGATTCAAATGGCAACGTTTATTACCTCCAGAACACTTCTGGCGATGTGTTCTTCGGTGGTGTAGCAACAACTCTTCCGCAAAATGGAACGGGTTGGGATTCAAATAGCAGCGTTTATTACCTCAGTGGTGGGGCAACAGATCTTCCACAAAGTGGAACGGGTTGGTGCGCTTTCTACGTCAACAACTCTTCCAGTGGAACTGGTTGGAGTTACGATTTAAGCAATATTTATTACATCAGCGGTGTTGCAACACAACTTGATGAATATGGAAATGGAATCTATAATGGTCAAACCTATATCAATGGCGTTGTCCAGGATGGCGGTGGGGGAAATTCTTCAGTCGTTGTTATTCAAGGAAATACTAAGTTCTACGGTAACGTAAAATTTAGCGTATAACATAAACAATTAAATTAAGACCCTGCATTGGTCCTAACCCAGTGCAGGGATTTTAAAAAAAACTTAAAATATTATGGCCAAAGGAAATAACGCTCACAAAAAGGAAGTTAAAAAACCTAAAAAAGAAGGCTCTAAGTCTTCTCAAAAAGGTTCCAATAAGGGTTCTGGTAAAAAATAATAAAAATCACTCTTAATTTTAAATTAAAGTAGAGACGTATTTTACTATGCGTCTCTATTTTTTTTTAATAAATTCACTATTATTCAATTAGTTTTTTTTAATTTCAATTATTAAGGTGTATAATAATTGATAAACTACAGTTTTTTTGCAATGTCGAACTGGCGACCGGTGATTAAAAAGGATAATGTCAGCTATATTTAGATCTAAATTATTTGAAAGCAAGTCGGGATATTTTTCCGATTCTATCGGCATTGGTACAAAGCAACCATTAGAAGCCTTACATATTTATAGTGGTAATTTAAATGTAGAAAATGGTTTTGGTTATTTCGGAAGTGGAATACAGGTTGGGGAAGATGGTTCTGGCGCTAGCAATCTTTTTATTAATCAAGATAGGGTTGGCATAAATAATGAAAACCCCGTTTCTACGCTCGATGTTTCTGGGCAAATAACGTGTTCTGGAATAAATATGAAGAACACCAAAATAACTAATTTAAAGTGGCCTGCTTTTACTGGTGACGCTGTTCCTTTGGGATTTTTATTGCAGCTTAGTGGATATTTTCAAGCTCAGATTGACAGCCTCAGATAGTTTTAGATTTAAGCAGGGGTAGTTTTATTATTGAAATAAACAGGTTAACATGGTATAATTTATATGAGTAAAAATAAAAAATTACAAGAATTGAATCAGGTTGATGGCAAGGTGGCTGGGGGCTCATCTTTTAGAACTCTTGACGCTTTAATTGGAGAGGATTCAGCCAGTCCATACAGGCAATCTTCAGAAGCCACATATGAAGAATATTTAAATCAATTAAATTCAACTGATTTGCACAGGCATGCGGAAAAAGTCGGCTTGGTTCCGAGTGTGGAAAGGCGAGTGTTAAAAGACAGACTATTGAGAGAGTTTAGAAAATTTTTAGCTTCAAGATCTGTGGTTTCTTCTGATTTGACTTTTAATCATATGAATCAGAATTCGTCAGCGTCTAATTTGAGCACGGACGTCCAAAAAATATTGCGCGAAGGCGCATGATTGTTATATAATATTATGTCGTAAAGGCTATTTATAGGTGTAAATAGTTTTATGAATTATTTTAATGATTTTATCAGATCTGTTCAGGAGGAAATAGGTGAAGAGGCTGGATATACCTACGAATATTTAGCCTATTGGTTTGTTGGAAATTATAATTTAGGCAGACTTAATACGCTTATTGATACTTGTTATTCTGGCTCTTATGTTACCGGTCAATATGGAGAAATGACAGGCTATACCATTACTCCAGAAATGGGTTCTGAGGAAACTGCAATTTATCAAAAAATATTTGAGTTGGATTTTTATAGCAAGCAAGCGCGCAATACTTTAAAGAGCGCCGCTGGGTACAATGGCGGCGACTGGGTTTCTTTGCGAGAGGGAGATTCATCAATTACGAGAGCGAATAGAAATGAAGTTGCTAAAAATTATAAATCATTGGCTACTGAAACCAGATCTGAAATTGAAAAAATGGTGCAATCTTATCTTAAATTTAGAGCTACTCCACAGCAAGTGGTTGGAGATGATACTGTTGAGGCATCTTACTACAGAGGTGTTACTTCTCTTTACGACGGCTATAGGGGAGATAGGGAAAGTTTATTATAAAAAATTATGCAAAATTTTTTCACGCCTGAGCAAAAAGCTCAATATGAGGATGCGTTTGAATCTTTGCATGAATCCTTCGGTAGAGATGTGATTATAATAAAAGAGTCAAAGCGCGTCATAGTTTCTACATCTGATTCTTCTTATAATTATTTTTATTCAGACGATAGTCAATCTTCAGTGCAGGAGACTATTATTCCTGTTTCTGGCGTTTTTAAAATGCGAGTGATGTGGCAGGATCCAAGTCGTGAGGCGTCTTCCTCTCAAGATGGCATGGACGCAGTTAGACCAAAAATTCATGATAATTTATGTAGATTAAAAATGAGAAAAGATGCTTATGATTTCATAAATGGTTATAAGCAATTCATTGTTGATGAAAAAAAGTGTGACTGGGTTGGTTTTTCTAAGCCGCATGGAATAATTACTCCAAATTTTTATACCGTAATACTGAAAGAAGTAAATTGAACCATGGCTGAGATTGATTATAAAAGATTAAATATCAATATTGGGAAGTTCAAAGTTGTTAAAGATGCAGCTCTTGAGATTGCCGAAAGTAAGCTTAGCGACTCCAGAAAAGAATTCTTGCGGGAATTTTCGTCCCATCCTGTGACTGTTGAAATAGAAGCTGGAGAAAACGCTAGAAATTCGTCCGGAACACTTGGCGGTTATGGTAATCTTTTTTCTTTTATTGGTTTTCAATCTGGCTCAAAGCCCGCCGAGGCTGTTAAATCATTAATAAATAAAATAAGGCTGATCAGGAAGTCCTATATCAAGCCCGAGGCAAATGGAACTTTGATTAAATTTAACGTCTTGTCTCCTAAAAAGTCTGATTTTGAAGATGCAACGCCTATTCCGTGGGCGGCTGGCAGAAGCTGGTTGACGGGAATAGAGAGGGGCATTAGTGGCTTGGGGTATTTCATATCCAGAGTTGGCATTGGAAGATCTGAGGGCGGTCAGCAGTCCGATGATAAAATTAGACAATCTTCTTTTAAAAATGTTTCTTATTTTTCAAAAATGTATTCTGATTTCTTCAAGAAACTTGTAAGTAATAAATAACTAATATGAAACCTTCCTTTATAAACGAATTATCTGCATCATTTTTAATGTTTGTTGATCATCAGGTTTGTTATAATGCCGAGGGATTTTCAAATGTTGTGAGTGGTAAGTTGTATCCATCCACCGATACTTCTTTTGGAAATTCAACAATATATCAGTCCGAGTATAGGCAGTGGGTTTCTGACGTGAGTATTTCTGGAGTCAATGGAACTGTTGCCAATTCAATAAATTATGGAGCAACTGTAATCGACAAATTGCAGAGTGGTTTAAAAATAGACTACGGAATGGGTAGAGTTTTTTTGGATGATTCGTTTCCTAAAAATTTAACAAATTTGACAGCTTCATTCTCTAGAAAAGAATTTAATGTATTCCTCACTTCTAAAGATGAAATGCAATTGGTGATGGGTGATCCAATTTCTTATACTCAAGCCGCAACTGGCATGAGTAAAAGCACTGAGCCATATCCATTGGTTTATATTAAAAATTTTTACAGCGAAAATAATCCTTTTGCATTTGGTGGAATGGATGAGTCGCAATATGAGTTTAGATGCACTGTGCTGTCGGACAATGCTTTCAAGCTTGATTCTATCAATTCTACATTGCAAGATTGCGCAAGAAAAGATTTTTCTGTGATACCTTCTTCTGGTATACCATTCAATGTGTTTGGAGATTTTAAAAATATAGCCGCGCCGTATAATTATTTTGATTTGTGTTCTCAGTTTTCAAACAGATCGGCCTATATAGACTCTGTTAAGATTTCAAAATTTGATGAAAAAATGAACAAGGTTATTAAGGATGGTGTTTGGGGCGGCTTTGTTGATTTTAAAGTAAAAACGCTCAGGCACCCAAGAATTTGAAATTAATATTCCCAACTTACGGTTTGGAATGTAATTTAGAATATATTTTCATTTAAAAACAATAAAATAAAATAAAATAAAATTATGGCAAGAAATCGTATCATTTATCAAAGTTTAGCTCTTTATGCTGGACAAACTGGCGTCAGCGCAATGCATACCGGCGACGGCACAATAAAACAACTTACGCGAGTTCAAAGCTGGGACTCTGATTTTTCAAGAAATTTCACCGATATTAACCAGTATGGTCAACTTGCCGCTATCGATCGTATTGAGGTTGAAGCTCCTACTGTGAACATGAGTGCTTCATGGTATCCAACAGACGGATCAAATGAAAAATATATTGGTCTTAGCGTGTGTGCTTCTGGCGCTGCGCCAACAGCATTATTATCTGGTATTCTTAAGAAAGAAACAGATGAAAAGAATTATTTCTTGACAGTTGCGAACGAGGGAAGCGATGCTGTTAATTACAGCAATGTGAAAACTGGTGTTTTTGGCGTTGGTAATTGCTTTTTAACATCTTATTCTTTAGAAGCTTCAGTTGGAGATGTCCCGACGGCGAGTGCCGACTTCGAGGCTCTCAACTTTGCAGTTTATTCGCAAGCTACTGCAATAAGCCCAGTTCCGTCAATTAATGCAGCTAGTGGAACTAAGATTACAGGATCTTATTTTAAACTTCCAGTGGCTACGCAAAATGACAACAGTAGCCAGGTTACGGTTCTTAGACCAGGTGACATTACTTTTGCTTTGACAAATAATCAAGTTAAAGGTTTCGATTCTAGCGATATAAAAATCCAAAGCTTTACTTTATCAACTGATTTGGGCAGAACTCCAATTGAAAAACTTGGAAGCCGTTTTCCGTTCAGTAGAGAAATTGATTTTCCTATTACGGCTTCGCTTTCTGTCGAGGCTCAAATGGGGGATTTGAGTGATTTCAATTTGGCTGATCTTCTTTGCGAAACTGGGTTTTATGATATAGCAATTACTCTTAAGAAGAATGATTGTTCCGGCGCTGGTGCTCCGGCAATTTTGGCACAAATTAAGGGAGCTAAATTGTTGTCTGAAAATGTTTCTACTTCAATTGGCGACAATGCATCTGTCACACTTGAATATGAAGCAAGTATCAGTGGTCCAGAAGACTTAACAAAGGGCGTGTTTATTTCTGGTAGCTATCCAGCGTAAATAATATATTAAATTAATACAAGAAAAGAGCCGAGTAAAATCGGCTCTTTTTTTATTTATTGTTCTATTTTTTTTATATCGGTGTAATAGTTTATAGGTAATTGTTGGTTAATGGTAATTTAATAGGTTTTAAAAGGTTATTGGTTTTATGCAAAAATTTGAATTTTATTTTGATAAATTTCTTTCGCAAAAAGTTGAAAAAGAAGTGAAGTATGTTTTTATTTCTCATTTGTTATATATTGAGGAATTAATGAATAGGGGCGCTATATCTGAAGATGAATATAACTCAAAAAGAAAAGAAACTTTAGATAAGGGAAATGCGGCAATAAGAAATATTAATGAACAAATTGATTCGATTTTTTCGAATTTAGAATTAGTTTGACTATAATAAAATTGATTTAAAAATAAAACAATAAAAAGGTAAAAAGGAAAATTATGACAAACAAGCAAGGCAAATATTTATATTCATTCAATTCAACTGACGCGCAGGGGAAGGATAGAAAATTCTGCATTCTTAAACCAACTAGAAAAATGAAGGAAGATGGCGAGCTTTATTATGCTTCAAAACTTTCTCAGTTTATTTCTTCTGGAATCCTCCCAAAAATTGTTTGGGATAAGATTTTTAAGGATAATGGCGGCATTATTTCAGAAACTGATAAAAAAGAATATTCGGATTTGTTCATTCAGCTTTCCGAGTTGAGAAACTCCATCAATTCTCTTTCTGTTAAATTAGAAAAAGATAGAACCGAGCAGGAGCAATTTAAGATAGAGGTATTGGAGGGTCAAGCTATCGAAGCTAGAAAAAGAATGCAGGAACTTGAAATGTCTCAGATTAATGCATTTGAAAATACGGCAGAAGCAAAGGCCAGAAATCGCACAATTGTTTGGTGGGCTGCTACATTAGCCACTGAAGAGCTAGAAGATGGGGTTAATAACTCAATTCTTGGTTCTGGATCCGTCGATGAAAAATTGGATAATTATGAACTAATTGTTGAAAATGATGAATTTTTAACAGATGTTTTTTCTAGAATTAACTACCTTGTCACTGTATGGTACCTTGGAAGCGCTTCATCTGCTGAAGATTTCAAGTCACTTGACGAGGAATACGTAAACCGAATCAAGTCGGAGCAGGAAGCTCTTGCGGAACCTGAAAAATTAGAAGATAAAGTTGAAACTGTTGAGGATGTAAAGCTTGAAGCTGAAGCTCCTTCATCGGTTTTTGTCGATGAGATTCAAGTTGTTAATTTTACCGAAGCAAGTTTGTAATTAATTTAGCGCTACTTGCGCTATAAATTATGGAATTTGATGAAATACAACGACTCTATTCCAAAATATGCGCTGGATATGAGAAACTTATTATAGACAATAAGGAATGTTATTTTAAACATCACCTTTATCTTGATAGGGTCAAATTAAAAGATAAATACAATCTTGGCATATCTGTCGCAAGAGATAACGGCATCAAAACAGAAAAAGAGTATCTAGAGTTTTATATTGACAAGGGGTGGTGGTCTAAGTCAAAAGAGGATGAAATTAGAACCCTGTCGTCCTTTGTTGAAAGTTTAAAGAAAAGCAAGGAAAAACTTATTCTGCCATCTCAAAAAGAGCAGATTGCCAGAACAATTATAGAAGAGCAAGAGAAGCTTAATTCTGTTTTGGCAGAAAGAAGAACCATTATACCAATGACAGCTGAGGAATATGCAGATAAATATTATAATAAGTTTTATTTATATTGCTCTTTGTTTGAAGATCGGGACTTTTTAAATCCATTTGTTGAAAATCCAGATTATTTTCTTGAGATAGATGAAGATTTATATAATGATATTTGGAATAAGGTGTTGGGCGTTATTTCTTTTTTAAAATTAGAAAATATAAAATATCTCGCAGCTACTGGTTTTTTTCAAAATTTGTTGATGTTGTGCGGCAAGGAAATGTCCGCTTTTGATTTTTATGGAAAGCCTGTTGTTTCTTTAACTGTTAATCAATCAGATTTATTTTCATACGCATCCAATTACAGAAGATCTATTAATAATGCCACTGAGCAAATTCCAGATTATATACTGAGCAACCCAGAGAGTTTAATAGAGTGGTGCGAGGGCGGAAGCGGATCAACCGCAAGAGCAAAGCAAATTTTAGATAGAACGCCAAATAAAAATAAAACCAAGGGTGAGAGGAGCGGTAGAATAAGTTCTATTGTTGGGGCAAGTGCCTCGGATTATAAAAAATTAGGAATTGGCGGTGTTGCAACCGAGGGTTCGGATTTACTTTCAGATGCTAAAAATTCTGGTGGAGAAATGGATATAAATCAAGTTGTTAGAAAAACAGATAATCTTAAAATAAAATAGAGAATGAATATATGATTATGTGTAAAATTATTAATACAAGGTAACTTTTCGGAATTAAAAGGATATGGCTGACAATTTAACTACGGCAACTATTGATGTAAGAGCAAATACAAGGGGTATGGAGAGAGATATCCTGAAGGCTCTTCAAACTGTTGAACTTTCACAAATCAATACAAAGAAGAGTTCTCAGGCTTTGGGTAGGATTACGGGTCAAGTTTCTGAATTCAATAAGAGTTTAGAAGCGTCTAATGCTCGCGTTGTTGCTTTCGGGGCATCTGCTGGAGCTATTTTTGCGGTAGAAAAGGCTCTTTCGTCCTTGATATCCTCGACAATAAATGTTCAAAAGCAACTGGCTGACGTGAACGTGTTGCTGAATCTTTCTTCTTCTAGTTTGGAAAAATTTGGAAGTAGTCTTTTTGATATAGCTAGAAACACAGCTCAATCTTTTTCGGAGGTTGCTACGGCGGCAACAGAACTTTCACGTCAAGGCTTAGGGGTTGAAGAAACATTAAAAAGAACTAATGCCGCTCTTATTTTAACCAGGTTGAGTGGTTTAGATGCAAAATCTAGCGTTGAGGCGTTAACAGCTACTCTGAATTCATTTTCTGGGTCGGCTTTAGACGCGGTTGAGGTTGTTAATAAGCTGGCAAATGTGGACGCGGCTTTTGCTGTTAGTTCCGCTGATTTGGCTAACGCTATTAGTAGAGTTGGTTCTACCGCTGTTGACGCTGGCGTTTCATTAGATGAATTAATTGCTTTAGTTACTTCTGCTCAACAAACAACTGCTCGTGGTGGCGCTGTTATCGGTAACTCATTTAAAACAATTTTTACACGTTTGCAACGTGGAAAGGTTCAGGATTTGCTTGGTAGTCTTGGGGTTGATACTACTGAGGGACAAAGCGCAATTAGTTTGCTTCAGCAGCTGGCTTCTACTTATGATACTCTGGGAGCGTCTCAAAAATCTTATGTAGCGGAACAAGTTGGTGGTGTTTTCCAAATTAACATTTTAAAAGCTGCACTTTCTGACCTCGGTAAAGAGTACAGTATATATGGTAGAGCGCTTGATACTTCTTTGTCATCTACTGATGAGGCGATAAGAAGAAATGAACTTTTAAATAAAACTGTATCAGCTCTTTCCAGTCAAACTGTTGCAAGTTTAGAAGAAGCAGCAAATAAAATTGGAACAATCGTTTTTGAGCCAAATGCTAAAGGATTTTTATCTGGATTTAATAATTTGTTAGAATCTTTTAATAATATAGATTCAGAAAGTGCCGGTGGGAAATTAATGGAGGGATTTTTCAAAGGTGTTAGTAATTTTATAGGTGGACCTGGTGCGGTTTTGGCAACAGCAGTTTTGGTAAAACTGTTTGCTAGACTTGGGCAATTCGCCGCTGGTTCAGCCAAGGAGTTGCTTGGGACAAATAAGGCTGCTCAGCAACAGGCAGCAATAGAGCAAAGTATACTGAGTATCTTGCAGAAGAACAGTCAATTTACTAGTCAAATATTGGCTGGTAAAATGACAACCGTTCAAGCTGAAAAGCAGATGTTAGATTACTTGACCGCTCAATCAAATATTTTAAGAGAACAAGAGAGATTGAGTAAAGTTATAGGTGCCAATTTGGCAATGAAGGGCGTTTCCGTTGGAGCTTCTGGCATACCAATGACTGCGCCCGCTAAAAAAACAAAAGCGGCTGCTTCTGGATATATTCCAAATTTTGCCACAGATATGGCAGTTGGTCAGGCAATGGAAAGTGCTGGAGCCAGAGAACATGGTTATAAGGCTGGAAAAGCGAGAAAAACAACCATCCACGATGGTAATGGAAAATCATTTAAATCTTTTGTTAATAATAAAGAAGATGTAAAGACCTTTACTAATGCTGCTGGTAAAAAGGCTACAGTAGTTCGTCCGCCAAATGGATTTGGTGAAAATACTCAATATGCGGCTGGTGGATTTGTTCCCAATTTTGCTGAAAAAAGAATAGCATCTGTTTTCAAGTCTGGATCGTCTTTGAGGGGGCTTTATGATACTGGTCCAGTCTTTGATATGTATAATGATTCGGCTGTGCTGAAATATGAAAGCTTGCCTAAAAAATACGAAGAATATAGAAAAGAAGGTAGATTTATCTTTGAGGAAGCTAGAAAAATTTATAATAATTCGGGCAATGATATAGGAAAAGCAAATTCATATATATCAAAAAGAATTCCTGGCGGTTTTTCAAAAAAATTAAGCAAAGAGTATTTTGATAAACCATTTTCTGAAAACGCTATAAATCCAATAGTTGGAGCGTTAGGCGAAAAAGATTTTTTTTCTAATAATCCTGAATTTTCTAAATTGGAAGATTATGTTGGTCCAGATTTTAAAAAGGGAGATTTGTTTGCAGAGGTAAAAATTCTTAGAAAAAAAATTTCAGAAAAAAAACTTTTAGAAAAGGCGTTAAGGGGGGCGGCGTATTCTTCTCCTAAAAAAACATTTAAAAATGAAGATAGGGATGTTATCTCGCCAAATTTAATTTTTGCTTCCGCTATAAAAGAATCCATGTCTTCTGGATTTGTCCCAAATTTTGCTTCGATGGGTAGCAAATTCAAGGCTATGTATGGTGGTGGAACCACAATGCGCGCTGTTGATAAAGAAAAAACCGCAAAGAAGAAAAACCTTGATGTAAAAAAACTTGATTTATCAGATAGATATACAATGGTTCATGGCGGCAATCAGGGTCTTGAATCGGCTAATGTTTCGCTAGAGGCTGGCAATAAGTTATTTGATGCTAAAATAGCAACGGCTGGACTGAACACCGCCGGAACCAATTTGCAAAGATATGGAATTAAGGGATTGGTGGGAGACGCTTTGGTTGGTGCTACTAATAACATAATTAAAACTTTTGGCGGCACGGAGCAGATAACCGACGCTTCTTCGTTGGACAACGCTGGCTCTGTTGGCTCTGCCGCTGGAACAGTTTTCGAAACTGCTTTAAGAAAAGCGTTCAATGCTCCTGCTGTAAGTCAAACTCAAAGAATAGATTTTCCAGCTCCAACTCCTGAACTTAAAAAGTTTTTCCACAATGCTCCAGGGCAATATGAGGCTAAAATATCAAGAACTCCAGATAATTTAAAAAGCGCATTGAAAAAGTGGGTGGATGTTAATGGTCTTGCGTCTTCGGCTTCTGGTTTTGTTCCTAATTTTGCAAAATCTGGATTGTCATTTTCTCATAAAGATAAGGATGAATTTGGTTTTAGTGAAATTCAAGCCATAATGAGCGGAAAAAAGGTTGGATCATTTAGTTATGCTGAAGATAAAAAAGGATTGGTAGATGTTGGCGACTTTTCTGTTAACAAGAGTGAAAGAGGCAAGGGTATAGGCACTGAACTTTATAAAGAAGCAATAAGAAGAAATAGGGGCAAAAAAATGAAGGGGCAATTGCTGCCTCAAATGAATAGGTTATTGCAAAAGATAAAAAATGGCGAACCCGTCTCTGCTGAAACTTTATACCCGCAAATTAAAAGAGCGGATTTAGCGAAAAGTTCCATGTTTGAAGTATATGGTCATAAGGGCATGACTGTTGAAAAAATGACGAGAGATCAATTCTCTTCTTTTGTTAATGCTAAAATTTCAGAACTTAAAAAAGACCCAAAAAAATTACAAAGCTATTTCGGAAATGTGGAGGCTGACGAATATGGCGGTCTTGGGGTCGATTTACAAACCCAACATGCTTCTGGCTTTGTGCCAAATTTCTTAGATATAAAAAGGGATGGCAGTTTGCCATTTGGAGTTAGAGGAAGAGCTAATTTTTCAAAACCAGGCTCGAAATCAAGTATCCAATTGGGAGTTGGAGCAACTCCAGACACGTTATTTCATGAGGCTTCTCATTTGGCTTATTCAAAAGCCACAATGTCAAAAGCTAATTCCAATGAGGGAATTGGTAGGTTCATTTCAGATCCTAAAAAATACGCTGGTGTTTCGTCCATAATGGCTTCTTCTATATTTAAGAATGTAAATCAAAATGAATTGTTCAAATCATTAGGCTTGAATCCTGTTCAGTTGGATTTTGATGGTAGAAACCCGGGAGCTACATATTCTGGTGCTAAAGCAGTTGATGAAATTACTACAAGAATACAGGAAAAAATATTTAAAAATAAGGGGGACTTAGCTTCTCTTTCCGCGAATGAAAATGCTTTTATTAAAAATGTTGAAGGTCTTGGTATTATAAGTAATAAGCGCATGTCGAATGTGTCCAGAAGATCTGCTGAGGGTTCGAAATTTAGATCTCTAATTGAGGGTCGTTTTTCTTCTGCCATGGGCGGTGCGGCTGGTGGCTTTGTTCCTAATTTAGCCGATCAGGTTAGGAAAAATATGTATGATTGGGACGGTACTATTATCCCAACAATACGAGGCGGCGCGGATGAGTATATAAAGCAATTGGGCTCATTAAAAGAAAAAGATCTTCTTCCGATAGGCAAAAAATTAAAAGCTGGCAAGAAAAAGTTTGATATATTAACGAGTCGCCCGCCGCTTTTTGAAAAAGCTATAAGCGAAACATCTTCAAGGCTCGGACTTCCTGTTAATAAGATTAATTTTGGTGTTAAACCAAAGGATAAGATTGCTGAAGCTGGAAGACGTGGCTCTAAAATTGTTGACGATAATCTTGATTTAATAGGAAAACCTGGTTTTTTAAACGCTAGGGTAGTTAATAAAAGATTAAGCTCTGGTTTTGTTCCTAATTTTTCAAGTGCTCTTAATGACGCAATCGCAAGAGAACAATCATCCGGATTGTCCAAGAGCCAAATATATGTTGATAGCCATAGCTCTTTAAAGAATAAAAATAACCCAATGGGGTTAATGGTGGCAAATAGGCGCGATGAGCCAGGTGGCGGAATTCAGGGAATTAAAAGAGCTAAAAAAGAGGGCAGGAATCCGAAAACTTATGGCGCGGGGATGTCGTCTGGTTTTGTACCAAATTTCGCTTTCTTGGGTCGCAGTGAAGCTGAAACTTCCGAAATAAATTCTTTGCAAGGTGAACTAAAAAAAATAGATTCTGAAATAGCGAATAGAAAAGCTGAAATAAAAAGTCGGCAGAAGGAATTGGCGGCTCTTAGAAATGATTTGAAGAAGGGCGCGGGAAACGCGGAGGCAGTCAAGCAGACTACGGATTTAGAAAACGAAAATAAGGGATATGAGCAGGCTAAATTAAAAAATCCTCAACTAAGTGCCGGGATGGATTTTAAAATTGCTGAAAATAATAAAAAAATAGCAGATATAAGAAATCAGCAAGCTGAAGCTATAAAAAAAGAAATTGAATCTACATTAGATATTAATAGGCAAAATCGTGACTTATTAACTGAAAAAATTAAAGAATCCGAGGTTGTGAATCAAAATCTTTCTACCAAGAAAAAAGAAACAAGTAAACTTGGTAAGGTGAAAAATTTTGTTGGTGGTAATGCCATGACTTTGGGTTTTGGACTACAGTCCGTTGCCTCTATTGCTGGAGAATTTGCGGGGAATGATGACACTCAAGCTGGCAGAACAACAAAGGCAGTGTCTGGGGGAATTGGGGACATAGCTAGTTTTGCTGGAACTGGAGCAATGATTGCTGGTCCTTGGGGGGCTGCTGCTGGTGCATTAGTTGGATTAGGCAAAGCGGCAATAGATGTTACGAAGGCTTTTAATACAAAAGTTCCAGATTTAGAAAAAGCGCTTCGAACCTCTTCTGATTCAATGGGTAGATTTAGCGAATCTGGTCAAAAATTATTGACTTTGAATGAGCAATATGGAGACGCTTTGATGTCTGGAAATCCAGCTCAAGCAGCGGACATAATGGTTAAAACTCAGCAGGCTTATGCAGAAGAATTGAGTAAGCTCACTGAGGTTCAAAGAAGCTCAATGATCTCTGCAATAGCTCAGGGCAAGGGGCAGGAAGAATATGCTAAAATACTTGGCGAGATGCAAAATTCCGTCAAGGCTCAAGAAACTGCCACTCAATTGACTAAATTTTCTGAAAGTGGCAGTATATTTTCAGCGCCAGATAAAAAACTTTTAGCGGGCATGGACAAAGGATTGGCTTTGGATTTTACAAAAGGTATGGATACTGCCTCCATAACGGCGGCTTTGGAAAAATCAGCGCCATCTCTTTCTGACGCAAATCGTGGCACTGAAAATCAAGCACTAGACTTGATGAAAAATTTAGCCAGCTCAGATTCTCTTACTGGAGATCAAAAAGAAAATTTGAATAAAATGATAGAGGCTTTTTCAAATGCTGCAGAAAATACTGATTTGAGCGCCGTTGCTGAAGGTTTTATAAAAAGTATAAAAGACAAGCCGAAATCTGACGCGGATGTTAAAAAGGCTCAGCAAGCTGCTAAGGTTGAACTTGAGGCTAGAGCAGCGAAGGTGAAAAAAGAAATAGAAATAAGAGAGAAGACAAATGCGATGTTGATAAAGCTTCAATCGGATACTGAAGCTGTATACCAAAGATACAATAACTCAATGGAGGATTTTATTTCGTCCATACAGACCGCTTCCGAGATGATGGGCGCTGCTGGTCAGTTTAGGGAGGAATATTTGGCTCAATCTGGGGCTAATAAGAATATTACAGACCCTATTAAAGAAAAAAATATAGTAAATAAAAGTAATGCTGATTTAAAGGTTGGGGTATATAAATCTCAACTAGATACTAGTAAAAATTTCAACGAGGGAGTTAAAAGTTTATTATCTGGATTAGAAGCTGATTCGGCAAAAGCTGCAGTTGGGCAATCTGCAAGCGATCAATCAAGTCAATTTTTAGAGATGAAATCAAAACTTGAGCAGGCTCTTCTGCCTGTTGAAGAAATGATCACTAGCGGAAATTATGAAGGTGCCAAATCTAAAACTCAAGAGGTATTTGATCAGTTAAAACCGGAGGAAAGGACTGCAATTGGCGAAGATAAGATTGTTGGGGCGGTTAAGCAGCTGAATTCTGGAATTGATAAAGGTTCAAGAAGTCAAGATTTACTTGCTAAAAACTCGCAAAAAGATTTAGCTATCCAAGCCCAGCAGCTTGTATTTCAAAAAGCGATGACTAAGCTTACTCAGGCTCAAAATTTTGGAGGAACTTCTAATCAAATATTGGGCAATACTGAAGATTCACCATTTAATAAGGCTATTGAGGCTGTTACCAATGCTAAAATAATGGGATATAATCAAGCTGGATTGAAGCAAGGTAAAGAAAGCGCAGTTGAGGGCGGAGATAGGGAATCTTGGGGGGTGGATGGTAAAAAACCAAGTAATGCAACGGCTGAGCAGATAGTGAATTTTTATAAGGCTGCTGGGGAGATTGGTGGGCAGTCAGTAATGTCAACCGAATCAAAAGATTTTGCAGCATTGATTCAGGCGCTAAGAGAGGAAAAGAGAAAAAAACTTGACGAACTTAAAGGAGCTGGTGAGGGAGTTGTAGATCAATCGGTATTTACAAGATTGGAAACGATCTTAGCCACACTTGGCGGAGGTGATCAAGTTGCCAAAATGAAGCTAACAAACGAGTTGGGAGTTGCTAATTTTACTGGTAAACAAATACAAGATGAAGCATTGAAGGGATATACTGGCAGCGCTTTCCAGGGTTTAAATCCAGATCTTAAAAAAGCATTTGTAAATACCAGCGATGAAGGCGCGTCGGCTACATTTTTATTGCTTGCTGACCAGAAAAACCAAACGGCATCAATTCTTACTGGTCAAACTGCTCAAACAGATTCGCTTAATCAGGGGTTACAAGCTATAGTGAGCGCAGGCTTGGATCAAAATGGTATATTGGCAGAACAACCTTCCGCTATAGCTCAAGCAATTGGAGCAATATTAGAAAAAGGTAGAGCCGAGCAAAAACAGGATCAATCGGTTCAAAAAGTTGCAGACTTAGTTGGCCAGGGGGAGAAGGTTGGTGCAACTATAGCGCAGAATGAGCAGTTGATATCGGAAGCAAGAACTAAATATGACGAAATTGTTAAAAGTACAGGTTTTTCAGAAGAAGATTTAAAAGATGGAGAAAAATTAAAACAGGCTCAATCGTTTTTTCAGGGAAGAGGCAGGACAGAGTATATAGCGGAAGAATCAAAAAAAACAGGTAGGGCGCTTTCTCAATCTGATTATCAAAATAAATACGGAAAAACGGGATCTCTTGAAGAAAGAAGAAAAGGATATGTTGCGCAGCAATGGGATGAGCAAGCTAAACCTAATCAAGATTTTATAAATGCGGTAGAGGCTTTTAAGATGGCTCAAGAGCAATCAAAAATTATTAAAGAAAAAACAGGCGAAAATCAGGGTCTTACTAGTACAAAGCAGGAACTCAAAGCAAAGGAGATGACTGAAAGAAGTGCTCTGACTAAAATTATAAATGAAGAAGTAAACCCAAAAAGAAAACTTGCGGAAGTAGCTCAAAATACAATTTTAAATGAGCGTAGAACTGGGGGTCAAACTTACCTTGATAAGAACGAAGCTGCAAGGCAAGAAGCTGCCAAAAAGAAAGCTCTTGCGGAAAATCTTGGAATGCAGGATGGGGGAGATCTTACAACTGAACAACAAAAGAAAAATAAAGCCAGAAGTCAAGGACGTGGATTGGCAACCCCATCAGAACTTACTTTTAATAAGTTCAGTGGCAAAATGGATACATTCGAAAATGCTGCTATGCTTGAATTTGGTGGAGCTAATAACAAGTCTTTTGATAAGTTAATAAGTCAACAGGCTTTGCCAAGTTTTGAAAATTTTGCATCAGTATATGAAAAATTGGGAGGTGAAGGTAAGGGGCGAGAGTTTTACCAACAAACGAGGGCGGAATTGTTTGGAGCTGAAAAAACTGTGACTAAGCCAGCTGCTCCAGCTGCTCCAACTGCAACTACTCCTGAAAGCGTAAGTCAGGGAACTGCTGCCGCTATGGATCTTGAAAAGCGCAAGAAGAGCGAAATTGACAGTTTGATGCAGAAATATACAAAATATGGACAAGATGGTAAAATGACATTTAATCCAAGAAATGGATTTGAATCTCAAGTAGAGCAAGAAGCATTCAATACAGAACTTGCAAATTTAAAGAAACAGCAAAGAGGATATACTTTAGAAAATGTTGGTGCCACTGGTCCAAATGTACAAGGAGCAACAACAAAAACTCAAGAACCTGCGGCAGCTCAAAAAACCAAACAAGAAGAGCAAAAGAAGCCTGAAACTGAAAAAGCGCAAGATCCTTCTCAATTAATTTCTAATATTTTAACAACTGTTAATCAAATAGCGGCGCAACTGCAAAAACAAGTTGCTCCAGCCGCAGCTGCTAATGGACAAGCTGGTGCTGTGGGACCAGTTAGCGTGAGTACGCCAGTAAACCTTTCAATAAACTCTACAGCTGGTGAAAATAAAACTGAAGTAGCAAGTGTTGCTGATCAAATAAAAAATGGCATATCTCAATTCTTTTCATCTCCAGAATTTCTGGAAAGAGTTACTACAATTGCAAAAACTGCAGCTGGTAATCCTCCCCCTCCAAAGTCAATAGTGTAATAGTTTATGAATTTTCAAGATGTAAAATTGCTGACTTACGACCACAAAAATAATTTTTGGGGCAATAATGCTTTTAAATATGGTTCTACAGTTTCATTTTCAATCAATGGATATATTCTTGATTTGTCAAATACTTCTGGAGTTAATGATATTTTTCAAGCTTGTAAAAGTTTGTCAGATTCACTGGGTTCTTATCAAGAAATAATTGTAAATAGTGTCAATTATGGAATAGGGAAAATTACTGATGTTTCTTTTGATTCTGGAAATTGGGTAAAGGTAACTGAGTATAATGTTTCAATACAAATAGTTCAAGAGGGTGATTTGGTTTCTTTTACTGGAGATGAGTTTGATGGGGGCATAATATCAAGTATTAAGTCTTCTGCGGAGTATTTGGAGGAATTCACTGAGTCTTATTCATGCGATTATTCTTCTAATGATAATTCCGTATCTGGAACTCACTCTATTGATGTTAGGTTATCAACTCTTTTTTCTGGAGACAAGATTGATTTTGCAAAAAACTTGGCGGCTGTTCTTTTTTCAAAAACATTTCTTGAAAAATTATCTGAAATAACTTATTCAAAACCACCAGAATCAACTAGAAAAGATTATTATTCTGAAAATTATGATTTAATCAGCGGGGCGTGTGGATTTAAAAGAAGTTTTTCATTTGTAAATTCAACTGATTGTTTTTCGAAAAAACGTTCAATAAATTTGAGTTTTGGCGAAGATGGCATAACCAATGTGACTGAATCAAATTCAATCAAGGGTGAGTGCTTGAGTCCAACGCTGTTTGACTCTGCCGAAGCAGGATTTCAATCTGAAATTTCTGGTGTTTTTTCTAGATGTTTGGCAGTTTTTAATACATACAAAGCATCCTTTGGCATACAGAATGATCTTATAAATAAAGAATTAGATAGGGGCATCAAAAGAAATAAATTTTCTGGAGAGATTGAATACAATGTTTCTTTTACGAATGATAAAAGAAGAAAAAATGATTATACTTTTGAATATACTTTGGATTTATCTAGGTCAGAGGATGGAATTTGGGAGGCTGTTGAAGCTGGCTCAGTTAGGGGTAATGATGTGATTGGCTCAGCGGCTAAATTTAATAAAGCAATTGCTGGTTACAATACTGAAAAAACTGGAATTTTGAGCAGATTGGACGCCTTTTATGCTGGAGCAAGTCCGAAACCAGTTGGCGCAACTTTAAAATTAATAACTAAAAATTTAGGATATCAGCCATATGAAGGCGTTGTATCATACAGTTGGTCAACTACAGATGACTTGACACTGGATATGTCTAGCGATATTAGAAGAAAAATAATAGAAATAACTGATTCTAAGGCTACTAGAATTCATAATGATTTTCTTATTCCAGGCGGTGTTACGACTTATGCGATTGCTCAAGTTGCAAATCAGTCAAAGCAGGGCGAAAGGGATATCAAGGGCGATTTAGAAATATCTAGTTCGCAGCTTCCATTTGTTGGAAATACTTATTTTCAAAATTGCGTTACCCTGGCAAATGATAATAAAGGCACTGGAACTGACATGTATTTAGAGTCTTTTTCTTTTTCGTCCGATGAAATTGAGCAAAATGTTAATTTTAATGCCAAGTATAAATATTCTGAAGCTGCATCTGTCAGTTAGGTGTAATTTTATACAGGTAGTAAAAGGTTTAAAAGGATGCAAGGAAATGTTAAAATATTATATGGTGGAAGTGATGTATTCGCTGGAATATGTCCCACTCCTTTTTTGTATTTTGATAAAGAATATATTGAATATGGCTCGAGTTGGGGGTCAAAATATAACTTTTCTATAGAGGGTCAAATTACTGGAAAACTTGGACCTGATTCTTTCTATGATCTTGAAAAGAAAAAAAATCAGTTAATACTTAATTTTAAAAAAGATAACCTACCAATAAAAGTTACTGAGGATTCTTCAGAAATTTTTCTTTCGGATATTTGCTCTATTGATTCTATATCATTCGATCAATCAAAATATTATGCATTATTGCCTTTCAGTATTAAAGCTTCTTGTTATGATAGCGGAACTTTTGGCGAAAATTATGGAGTTTTAGAACCCCAAGATTCTTGGGATTATTCTGAATCGGAGGATGGAATAGTTTCTTTGCGGCATTCTGTTTCTGCCGCTGGGTTCAATTCCTCTGGAATTTCTGCTATTGCGAATGTTAAAAAATGGGCAGCTACAAAAACTGGAATTAGTAAGAAAATAGATTCTTTAAAAATTAAAAATTTATCATCTGATGATTTTGTTTTAGAGTCTTTTTCCGAACAAGTAGATAGATTCAATGGGAAGTACTCAATTGAAGAAGTTTATAGAGGAGATTTGTTGAGTTCTAATAGTGCTGGAGGGGGAATTTTAAGATATAGCGCCGATATTTCAAAAAATATAGACGATGGTATAACTAAAGTTGTAATAGATGGATCAGTGGCTGGAAAAAAGAATATTGGCGAGGCTGATATGGCTTTGTTGAGAGCGAAAATAAATGCGGAAGATTTCTTTCAATATGCGGCTAATTGCGCAAGTACTTCGACTGGTTCTAGCAAACTTAATTCAACTCCATTTTCAAGGACTATAACAGAAAATAAAGAAAATTCTGAGATAACTTTTTCTTTGAGTTATGATGATAATCCAGTTGCGCCGGGTCAGGCGAAATGTGTTTACAAGGTTGATTTATCTGAAAATTTAATAAAAAATATAGTTGATGTAAAACTAGATGCAGAAATTTTATGTGACCGTGGCGATGCTTCTATTAGATGGATTGCTGTAAAAAATTATTACGAAACTAAGTTCAATGGATATGATATAGCATTGAAAGAATATAAAAGAGCTGGATATACTAAAAGTTTTAATTCAACGCCAAGAACTGAATCAATAAATTACGACGAATTTAACAGTAAGATTACTTATTCGGCAAGTTGGAGTGATAGGTATATGCCTTATTCTGATATTTTAACTTCAATAACCGAACAAGTAGAAGTTACGCCTTCTTTGAAAACTTATACTATACAACCATCTTTATATAATAATGCTGCTCACAATATTCAGGATTTTGGGTGCTCTTCTAGATCTTCAGTTTCAATATCAATTAGCGCCACCGCAAAGCCAGATAAGACAATGGAGCAATTGAAGTCTTGTGTTTTTGCTGAGCTTTCTAGGTTGAGAGGCTTGTATGTAGCATTGAATAATATGATAGTTGATCAAAAAACTGAAACAGTTAATGAGAAATATAAAAAAATGTCAATTAATTATTCTTACTCTTTTGATGGAACAATTGTAACTTAATATGTCTTTAGTAAATTCTTCTGGTTTTAAATATTATTTGGAAAATTTGGGGATGAGTCATTCTTCAATTTTTGCAGCATATGACTTTGTGTCTGGTTCTAGTTTTACAAATTCATATTTGGATAATCCTTCATGGGTAACTGGATCAGTTAATAGTGGAAAGATAAATGGAAATTCTTCCAATTTTTATCAAGTTAATGGCAGTGGGTTTTTTAATGGGTCTAATTCTGTTTCAATTTCTGGAAAGGTTCCGGAAGATGATTTTTCTTTTCTTTTTTGTTATGAAAAAATAAGAAGTGGGCAAGAGGTTCTTTTAAGCTCTGCCGCTGGTAATGGTTTTTCAACTGCATCTGGACTAATGGTTGGAATAAATGATGCTAATAAACTATACATGGAATACTGGAATCCGGTACAGGGTAAGTTTTCTCTGAATTATGAAAAAGCTATTCCTTCAAAAAATTTAGTATTTTTTCAAAAAAGCTTTGGGGAATTTAAATTAGGTATTTTTGATCCGGTTGAAAATTCTTTAGATTTCTCTTCTACGGCATATTCTCAATTGACATATCAACATTCTGATATGTTTAAAATAGCCTCTGGATCTGATTCATACTGGTCAAAGGGAAGTACTTTTAGTGGATATTTTGATGATTTTTATTGTTTGACGGGGAAAATACCTAATGATTATTTTTTAAATTTATATAGTGGCTTTTATTCAAAACTAATTTCCGGTGGAATAAGCGGAACTGGTTATTTTTGTGAAAATATTTCTACAATAACTGGTAGTGGAGTTATTTTGGGAACAGGAGTTACGGGTTATACAACAGACTTATCTTATTCTACTGGATATGTGCCAACTGGATATTATGAAAGTGGTTATGTTTATTTTGTTGGAACAGGAGTTACTGGATATGAAAACAAATTTATTGGAAATGTTCAAGATGCGTGCGGATTTAATAATCCAGTTTATGTTAGATCGCCGCTTACCGGAAATATTTACGCATCTGGCACAACTGGAATATATACTGGACTATCTGAAGTTGTTACAACAATCTATACAAATAGAGACTTGACGGGCATATTAACTGGTGAAGTTTTTATTCCTATTGACGTTTCTGTTTGCTCTTTGTCCACTGGATATTATCCAAATTCGTTATATGTGGATTCTGGATTTATTTCGTCGCTTGGCTTTGATGGGGTTTATTCTTTTAATAATTATTCTTCTGGCGATTATTTTGAGGCATATTTTAATACTGGGTCTTTTTACAATAATATTAATTTAAAACCTACTTATGATTCTATGGTTTTTGACTATAAAATACCACAATCAGATATTGGAAGTGGAGTAAACACATTTTTTAATAATGGTCAGTTATTACTTGAGAGTGGATGGTCCTCATATCAAAATGGATATGAAACTTTATACAATATAACTGGTGACATATTTTTAGAAAATAATATAATTAGATCAAATGGATATAATGAAGCAAGTGATAGTTTGATTTACGATCATAATTTTTCGAATTATACTCCAATAATTAATTTTTTATCAACCGGTTGGGGAAGCGGGGTTGCGTATACTTCATTTGGAACGCAAATAAAACCAGATTTATACTTTTTAAATGGAATAAAATTACTTAGCGGCGAAGACTATAATAATACCACGCTTTCTGGTCTAAGATTTAAATTTGACATTCCGGCTTCTTCTGTGTTAACGAAAGTAAATGATTATTTTATATCTAGTGATAGCGTTTATATTTCGGGTTTAAATAATTTAATTAAATTAAATAGTGGTAATTTTTGTAATAATTCTTCTCAATTTTATGTAAATGGTTTGAGACAATTGATAGATTATGATTATGTCGAGGTTTCCAAATTCAATATTTTAACGGGGTCTCCGGTCAAAGAAAACTTGAATTATCAACTTTGCTATTCCAAGTCAACGGATTTTTGGAACATGTGATTAATTTGATATTGAATATGAAAATTTTAAAATAAGTTTATGGCTATAGAACAAATTCCACAAATTACCGCTTCATTTTCTTCAAATGGATTTGTTTATTCTATTGATTTTCAAAAATCTTTTTCGAGTGAACCATCTAAGGTTACTTATAAGGTAATTAACAAGACTGGAAGCTATACTGCGCCGACTATAGAAGCTGACGCCTCAATAAGTTTTTCTGGTTTTACTTTTAATGGCTATGTTTATTCTTACGAAATAGAGGAATCTAACTCTGGAAATATCTTGACTGTGACCTTGATAGATAAAAGCGTAATTTTAGACAAACTTTATGTAACTGTTTTTAGACCAGGAATTTTCGGTAAAAATGGAACAAGTAAAACAACAAATTTGAATGTCGTATTTGATCCAGAGGATGAGTTCTATACAATAGCAAATAATGGAGATGGTTATAAAATTGTTAAAAACAAATATACAAATGGAACTGTCCAAAGAAAGGTAAGAAGTTTTAGTGGTAAAAGTGGGGATATTCTTATTGTTGGTTCAGAAGAACCGCCGGAAACAAATTGTGAACTACCGGCTTGTTCTTATACATTTGATGATTTAAAAGGCATTACTGGCGTATCTGGCTTTAGCAGTTGCCCAATAAGTGACGCAACAATTAGGCAAACATACGAGGGTACTTTGAGGTCTGTTTTGAACAGTTGGTGTCAAGATTTTGGATACTCTTTCTACTGGAATTATTCAACTAATTCATTGGTTTTTTTTGATGTTAAAAATAGCGTATTTACAATTCCGGCAAGTGCGACAGACAGCAAAATTATTTCTAAAAGATATTCAAAATCGGCTGAAGGTAAATATAATCAAATTTCTGCAAATTATTTTGCAAAGCCATATACGCCAAAAAGCGCATCTGCAGATACTGGGTCGACTTATTATGGAACATATAATTTAAACCCATATAATCTTGAATATTTTATAGATAAATCTTTTGTAGAAAATCAGACTACTATATACGGCGGGGGTAGGACTCGAAATGAGTTTATTACTAGTGCAGCATTGGGCTACGTGTCTCCGCCATTGAGGAAAATATATAACTATTCCTGGATAACCGCGTGGGGTAGTCAGGTTGGCTTTTCTGGACAAACTTTGAAATATCTTGCTGTTAATAAGCTTGCTGTGGCAATGAATAGTTATGGACTGAAGGATGATGTTAATGATTTAATAAAATTTTCTGGACAGACAATTGAAAATTTAGACTCTTCATATGTTGCTATTATGGCAAATTATGATGCCGGATTAGAGGACAGATGGACAAATATGGAACAGGATATATTTACATCTAAAATAGGTAATTTTTATAGGTGTCCACCAACAAAATCTGGAAGTTCTGTTTTTTGTAGTAAAAATATGATAGTTAATACTTCTATTTCTTTTGAACCGGAAGGTTCTATAATGGAAGATATGGACAATAAAGACAATTCTTCTAAGAATTTTAATGGAAGACCTGTTTTTTCTAGAGGTGCGCCGGGTCCAGAAGTTACAAGCATGCAAGCATTAGAGAAGCTTGGAATAAAAGAAGATGCAAATAAAAATTTAGAAAAATTGCTTCCATTGCAGATACCAGTGCTGCTGGATTCTAAATTTGCAAAGGGCTTGGTGTCAAGTCAATTGGTTACTAATGAAGATTTATTAAAATATAACACTATATTGATAATTCCAAGAACAGAATTGGTTACATCAAAAATGAACTTTTCAGCAAATTATACAACTGGATCAAATAATAGGGAGGTTACTTATATTGATATTGAAAATAATCAGGACCCCGACCCTCCAAAATGCTCACTTGAAGATCAAAATGCTAAAAAATGCCTTTCTGGAAAAGAAGAGCTTTCAAAAAAACAAGAGGATGCTAAAAAACCAACAGGATTCGAGCCAAAAAAACCAACTTCCGGTTTGCTTGCTAAAACGCCCTGTATTGGCGCAAATATTTCTATAAATGGAAAATCTGTTAAAATTCTTTCGTCTTCTTATGCCCAACATAGAGGCGTAGTGCAATATGATACTTCAGTGAATGTGATTCAGGATGCAACAATTCAAGAAAGTATTGTTTTTAATCTGGATGGAAATTCATCTTCATCTGATAAAATCATAGAAACTAGACTCATAGTGGAAAATAGAACAACATCTGAAAATTTATCAAAACAAAAACCAACGCCAAAAGAATTGGCTACAAGAAAGGGCTACTTACAAAATAATAATATTGAAAAAGTGTCTTATACCTGTGCTGGATTTGTTAATTCACTTCCTCTGGACATAAGTTCTGGTCTTGAAAATTTGGATATGTCAATTTCAGATTCCGGATTTTCTGCGTCTTATTCTTATTCTACTCGCCCACCAGTTTTTCCAGCTCAAGATTCTTCGGTGATAAAAAATTCTTCAAACCCGTCTATGCCAGCTAACCAATCAAGATAACTATGTTTTTAACAAGCGGATCAATATTTAAAAGTTTTGCGGAGCAATCTTGCTTTTCTTTTTCTTCGGATGTTCAGATTTCAAACTCTTCTGGAGTCTCTGCAATTGGCGTATCTGGAGCCTCTGGTTCGTTTAATTTATTTAGTTTTAATAGTGGAAAAGTGCTTGATTGTAAAAATAAGTTTGTAAATTGTTATTCTCCGAATGAGACGTTTAATATTTCTGGAAATCTTTGCAGTGGCAATTTTGGTTATTTTATAAATGACGAGGCGGTTGCTTTAAATTCTAATTTGTGTCCTTCTGGTTTTTCTTTTGAGAATTTATTTTTTTCAACAACTGGCGCGGCGATAGATTTTTCTACTGACGTTTGGGGAAGTACAATTCCTTCTTGCGCTCTTTATTTTAATGATAGATTTCTTACGGGATCCAATGTAACCGGCTATTTGAAAAACAATTCTGAGTCTTCTTATCAGAGTTTTAAAATTTTTTCTAGTCGAGTGTCTTTTCCTAATAATGAAGATTATTATTTATCTTCTAACCTTACTGGATTAAAAATTAAGCCAAATAATTCTGGTCAGGTTGTTTTGAGCTTCGGGGGCAATTCCAGCTTTAAGACGGACGAAAGCAAACAAGCTCTTCCGGTCAGCGGAGACTTGTTACTGGAAACAAGTTTTGGCGCAGCGTCATTGCCGCTTTATATTGATTTAAAAAGCTCTCCTGAATATAATATTAATTTTGATTTGATTGCTTCTGGCGACCTCTTAACTGGAAATTTTTGGATATATTCTCTAAAAAGGCAAGCGTGTAGCGGAACAAGATTTGAATTTCAATTGGCGGAACAGACATGGTACGATCCGAATTCAGCTTTTTCTGAAAGTTTTATAATTAATAGTGGATATGATAACGGTAATTATTCGCCGTCTTTAATATCTTACAACGTGGCTAAATCTGCATATCTTGGGACTGGTTACTTATCTGGTGCAGGTTGTTCTGGCTCTGATGTTTTTAATACTAAATTCAACATTTTATATGATAATAAAAATGGAATTCATTACAATAGTGTAAAATATACAATTAGCGGAATAGATGAAACTTTCTTATTTTCTGGAATATTAACAAACTAATTTTATGTCTTTAAAATTTTCAAGCGGCGGTTCAAGTATAACGAATAGATTCGCAAGAAGCGCATCAGTAGAAAACGAGCTAAGGCATCCTTGGGCAATATTTTTATCCCCAGATGGAAAAAAGTTTGGAGTAGAATATAAGAGTGACGTTTATGATGGTTATGGTTATGATAAAATTACTGTTAGTGGCTTGGTTGAAAAGGCGGATGATGAAAGTGATCCAGGTTGGACGATTCCTACGGAGGGTTATATATTTTTATGGGGCACGCTAACTGACGGAGAGATCGAATCTATAACCGTTAAAAATGATCAAAATAGTTTGGACAATATTTATCGGGCATATTTTGATTCAGAAGGAAAACAAATTAATTTTGCTCATGTTCTTGGATATATTTGGAACTCTGGTACGGCGGACTCTCCAGATTGGCAGATAAGACAATCTGCGTGGAGAGATATTACATTGCTATATGTTGTGGCAAATGGTGCGCTTGCTAAGGCGACATTTGAAATGTAATTTTTTTATAAATTTCTTTGTATTTTGTCGCACCAGCCTTTGGATTCCGAGTGAGGCCAAACAACCCAATATAAGGGTTTTTCTTCAGTATTGAATTCTCTCCAAATTTTACAATACTTATCTGGATCATTCATTAGTCTACCTATTTCTTCTTTATGGGCGTCTTTTCTATAAAGCTCTTTTCCATCTGATCCGTGAAATGCAACTACCCAAAAATCATAATCTTTTTCTGGCACATCTTTGTATGCAACATCTATACAATGCTTAAAGATCCTTAAGAAGGAATTTTGAAACTTTTCTTCTGAGTCGTATTGGGGGTTGGGCGGATTTTTGCGATCTATGGTTTCTTTTTGAACAGCTCTTTTTTTGAAAGATATTCCTGCATATTTTTCATAATCCAGAAGGCTTCTTTCTTTACCGAATCCATAAATTCCAAAATCTATGTCCTGAATTTCCCCATCCATTCCGAATAATTTTCGGTTGCGCCTGTGGCAATTTTCGTTTTTTTGCCCCCAGGTTCTATCGTCATCCCAGTGTTTTGTTCTACCTTTTCTGGTATATTCGTGCCATGCAATTATTTTGTGAGGATGAAACAAGTCATATCCCCAAGTGAAGGCTCTTACAGCAATTGAAATTTCTTCTCCGTGAAAGTAATATTCTGGATCGTGAGGCACTTCTTTGCAAAAGACTCCATCAGTAAAACAAAAATGGGCAGAGTAAAAGCGGGCGGGAATTGGTTTTTGTAAATTTTTAAAATCTGGAATTGACGCTGGTAAAAAGAAAATAGCCCCCTCTGGTATGAATCTATCAAAATCCATTTTCCACGGTACGCCTCCTCTGCCAGCCGGATCGTTATCTGGATCAAAACTAGAAATATAACTTGTGAGCAATGGCTTTTTGTATCCTTCCTCTCTAAGCCCTTCCAGCATGTTTATCAATTCTTCATCCCAATTTTTGATAAATCTATGGTGGCTATCTAGTTGAAGGGTGTATTTTTCTCCATTGTATTCTTGTTGAATCTTGTGTCTTGCCCAACATGCGCCCTTGGATTCTTGGTACGGAATATCAATTATCCTGAATCTAGGGTCATCTTTATATTTTTCAAGATTTTCTTCTTCCCCATGCTGCCAAGCGATTCCGAACCTTAAATTTTCTGGATATTTTGCGTTTTTAATGCAGTCGTCCAGAGTGGGAATCAGTTGAGGATCTCTGTATGAAGCAATTTGAATATAAATTGTTGACATGTTTTATAATAAAAACACGCCTATATTTTTCCAATTTATTCTTGTGCCTTTTTCCAGGATTGGGCGTCTGGTCTGTCTGGTGACCCAGCTGGTGCTGGCTTATAATTTTTGCCCATTCTTTTCTTTTTATCTCTTATATTGTCCCACAAACCTCTTCTTTTTGCTGCCTCAGCCTCTTCCATTTCTTCTGGTGGTTCAGAGCTAAACATAACATAATTATGAATTGTAGAGACGTAATCCTCAGCTAAAGCTGCCATTTGCTGCAAGAAAGGTTCGGATAAATTTTCTACAACTGACTGATTTGACAAATTATTTAAAATATTTTCGGAGTGTGTTTTTATGGCGTTTATTGAGCCAATAACCATTTCTGATAAGTCTTCCTTCAGATCCATCAATTCCATTTCTGGAGTTTCATCTTCTGAAGATTTTACCACATTTTCTTTTTTATTGAAAGACACTATAAATGTATCAATTCCGTTTTCTTTTGTTTTTGAGAAGTTCTTGTTCATAATTTTATTACGTTTTAATTTTACCAGCTTTTGCAGGCCCAGTAACGCGGGGTTGTTTTGTCTGTAGCTTGGTCACATTTATGACGAGCGCGAAAACTTTTTCTTCTAGCTGGGATGTTTTTCTTGATAGACATATTTTTGTCACCAAATCTTACAATAACAACTTTTCCGCTTTGATTTTTTACATATACGGCAGATTTTTTGGGACCATCTGGGGTTCTGAATGGTTTGTTTAATGTTACTTTTCTGCCTTGGTATTCTGCGGCGCTTACGACTTCAATATTAAAATATTCATCTACGTTGACTTCAGCAAATTCGGACTGATCAATTTCGATTTCTTCAGCGCTAAGATATTCCTCGACGGTTGGGATGTGTAAATTTTGTAATGTAAGCGCTTCTTCGGCTGCTTCAACCGTCTCGTCACATTCAAAACAATCTGACTCAGAAAAAACCAAAAATTCATCATTATTTAATTCCACAGAAGCTGCGGCTTCTTTTTTTGCCTTATCCCACTGGGAGTAACAAACGGCAATTCTTTGTTTTTGATCTGGAAAATCCTTGCCGCTTTGAGTATCGCCAATACAGCGCGATACGAATTCGCTCTTTTTCTCTTTGTTTTTTGGTTTTGTAAGTGGCATAATTTTTCTTTTTTTATCTATTTCAATATATTACACTTTTTATTTAAAAACTGATCTTTTAATCAGGAAAAGAGTATAGAATACTATAACTGAAATTAAAAAACTCGGCATGATAAGCATTATGTTTTTTGTAACCAAAAGTCCAGCTAAAAATGAAAGAAAGCAATTCAGGCATAGAAAACAGGTGACAAGTCTTGAAGCGAACCCTACTATATTTTTTTTGACACCGCAAACTGCGCCGATAAACATTATGTAGTTTTCAAAGCTGTTTGAATTTTCATACTGGTCAAATTTCAAAAATGCTGAAACTTTTTTTAGATTGAGGATTCTAAGAAGCATTGAGGCGTATTCATACACAAAATCAGTTTGCTGTATTAAAAACACTATGCACCCTATTGATATCGATAAAAGCAACTGTGAAATATAAAATTCTTGCATATGTATTGTATAATATTATACTGCCAATTTTCTATTTATTAAAAAAATATCTTGACTCTGGCCCCAAAATCAAGTAGAATAACGTCATTCCCCGTGCCTAACGGCTACCATTTAAAATTATTTTTTAAAAAGTAAACTAGCAAGCGCAGCGCAGCTCGGATTTTTAGTATGCGAAGTTTTCTCACTGGCTAGAACAAAAATACGAACGCTAGTTTCCCTCATGTGCCAATTGGAAACGCAAGAAACAAGTATACGCCCAAGTATGGCCCTTAATAAAATAATGTCAGTATTGAATTGACAAAATCTTAAAAAGATGATTTAATCTGTTTTACGCTGTATGATAAATTTAAAAACTAAAAAAACAGTTATAGGAATTTCAGGATATGCAAGATCAGGCAAGGACACTCTTGCGAATATATTGCGTTCTTCATTTCTTGAAAATGAGATAAACGCGAAAATTTTTTCCTTCGCCTTCGCCTTGAAAAATGATATCGATGATTTTTGCCTGTCGAAAATAGGGGTCTCAGCGTTTACCGAGGACACGAGTCTAAAGTCGAAAATTAGACCGATGTTAATTTCTTATGGACAAGTTCAAAGAAGTGCGTCAAATGGAACCTATTGGTTTAATAAACTGAAGCCGGAAATTGATCAATTTTTACAAAACGGAGGGGATGTAGCAATAATTTCTGACCTAAGATTTAAAGAATACGAGTTCGACGAAACTGATTTCATAAAATCTTATGAAAATAATGCTATTGTGACAATTTCTAGAATTATGGAAAACGGCATCTTGAACACGGCGGCGCACGAATCGGAACTGGAAAACTTGCCAAGAATTTCTAAAATTGCAGACTTTGAACTCACCTGGACGACCAACAACAATAAAAATGAATTGAATTTGCAAAGCCAAAAGTGTTTGGACTTTTTATATTCTAAATTTAGATAAAATATGCAAGACCTAAATCAACTTGAAGAGATAAATATTATCAACTTGGCAAAAAACGGGGATAATGAATCAATCAAAACACTGATTGAAAAACATAGCGGCATATGCGTTGACGTTTATAAAAAATATATAAATATGCCCAATGTTTCAGGATTCATATCTGACGACATTATTTCCAGCAAAGATTATATCATTTACAATTCTGCAAAAACTTACGACCCTAGTCGCGGCAGTAAGTTTTCTACCTGGCTGGCAAATCAAACCAGATACTTTTGTTTGAACTGCATAAATAAAACCGGAAAGCTTATACCGGTTGAAACCGAGGCGCTGAATTCCATGATTGAAACAAAAAATCAAGAATCGAAAAACGAAGAAAAAAGAATCGAAAAATCAAACGAAGTCCTTGAAATTGTAAAGGAGACATTGAATTCACTATCAGACAAAAAAATCAAACAATGCATAGAAACAAAATACTTCTCCGAAGACGGAAATCACAAAAGCTACACTGATATTGCTGAAAAAATGAACGTAACAGTTCAAACAGTCATAAATTGGCATAATAAATTTATTAAAATAATAAAGCAAAAATGCAGAAATAGAAAAATAATATTTGACTTGAATTAAAAAAACATTATATTAAAATTCTAACAAACACAAAAATGAACACAGATACACAAACGAGCAACACGCAATCAGTAAAAAATTCACGAGATTCCGAAAGGGGGGCGCTTTGGATTAAAAAGTCAAAGGCTGGCGCTAATTTCCTTTCAGGTTATGTTCTCGACGAGAATAAGAATAAAATTAACGTAGTGGTCTTTAAAAACAACTACAAGAAGCCGGGCGAAAGTTCCCCAGATTATCGGATTTACTTGTCTGAATCTCCAGCTTCAACAGCGCAGCCATCGGAAAAAAATACGAAAAACACCGAGGTAGATACTCAGGAATCGGAATCTGACGATATTCCATTTTAATATATGCAAGAAATCAGTCTAGAAATTCCGGTAAATAATTTATCTTTCGGTAATTGCTCCGTTAATATTCTAAAGGAGCTTTTCAAAAAAGAAATAAATCCAACTATCTTCCTCATCGGGGATAGGGCAGATCTTTCTTCTTTTGAGGGAAACCTGCAGCCGGAATTTTTAGATTGGTTTAAAAACTGCTTTTCCCAATCTTACAAAAAGCACAAAAGGGACAATCCCACACTTAAGTTGTGGCACTTAAACGGTTCTTTAAATTCATATTCTAAAGATCAGTATCTTTTTACATTTTATGAGTTGGACAACCCGACCGAAACAGAGCTAAATATTGCTAATAATCAAAAAAAAGTAATACTTTCATCTAAGTACGCGAAGAGTGTTTTTGAGCAATTTGGATGTAAAAATGTAGAGCATTGCCCGCTTGGTTTTGATTCCTCAAGTTTTTTTAAAAAAGAAAGAACCGGAGAGCACGATAAAATTATTTTTGGATTAGCTGGCAAATTAGAAAGAAGAAAACAGCATCATAGGGTTCTTTCAGCTTGGGCAAAGAAATATGGCAACAATCCAAAGTATCTTCTCAATTGTGCTATTAAAAACGCATTCTTAACACCGGAACAACAAGCCTCCGCCATAAATGGCGTGCTGGAGGGCAAAAGTTATTTTAATATTAATTTCTTGGACTTCATGCCAACAAACGCCCTATATAATGATTACTTAAATAGTAATGATATAATTATAGGTATGTCCGCTGGAGAAGGCTGGGGGCTTCCAGAGTTTCAGAGTTTGTGCCTTGGAAAGCATGGCGTGATATTAAACGCCCACTCTTACAAGGATTGGGCTAATGAAGAGAATTCTGTTTTAGTAAACCCATCCGCGAAAATTCCATGTTATGACGGAGTATTCTTCAAGGAAGGCGCAGATTTCAATCAGGGTAGTTATTTTGACTGGAATGACGATGAATTTATTTCCGCTTGCGAAGAGGCTGAAAAAAGATTTGAAAAAAATAAAAACAACGAAGCTGGGGTAAACTTGTCTAAAATTTTCACATGGGAAAAAACTACAGATAAATTATTAGAGATTTTATCTAATTAAAATGCCAATATACACCTTTGAAAATCCAAATACCGGAAAGACAATCGATATTGTTCAATCAATGAATGACGACCATGTCTACATTGATGAAGATGGTATAAAATATACAAGGGTTTACTATTCCCCTAACACAGCCATTGATTCGCAATTTGACGCCTTTTCGTCAAGGGATTTTGCAGAAAAAACAAGAAATAAAAAGGGCACAATAGGCGATCTAATAAACAAGAGTAAGGAATTGAGCGAAAAAAGGGGCGGCGCTGGAAATGATCCAGTACTGAAAAGCTTTTACTCATCCTATGAAAAAGAGAATAAAGTCAAACATTCTGCCGAAATTAAAACAGAAAAACTAGAAAAAGCCAATAATAAATTAAAAAAATACGGCATATCCCTTTCTAGCTGATCTTGCGTACACTTATTTTTTTGTTTAAATCTTATTTGGTAAAGTATAATATTTTTTCTTTGACGCATTAGAAAAATTGTTGTAAATTTATATTCAACAATAACACTATTATGCTTTTTGAAGAACAAATCCCGCTCAAGCCAAATCATTACCCATGGACGAAGAATTTTATTCTTGCCATGCATAATGGCTTCTGGACTGATGCGGAATTCAATTTTCAATCGGATCTCCAAGATTTTAAAGTAAAATTGTCTGAAAAAGAAAAAGAAATCATAGTCAGGTCTCTCTCCACTATTGGACAGCTTGAGATTTCTGTTAAGAAGTTCTGGGCAAAACTTGGCGACAACCTTCCGCACCCATCCTTAAATGACCTTGGATACGTCATGGCAAACATTGAAGTTATTCACGGAGAAGCGTATTCTCGTCTTTTAGAAGTACTTGGCATTGAAGACTCTTTTGATAAAATTTTAGAGGAGCCGATTATAAAAGGAAGGGTTAATTATTTGCGCAAACATCTTCGCAAATTTCACGAAGACAATAAAAAACAATTTGTCTATTCGTTGATTCTTTTTACCTTGTTTGTTGAAAATATAGCTTTATTTTCACAATTTTATATAATTAATTGGTTTGGAAGATTTCAAAATTCATTAAAAGATACCAATAAGCAAGTCGAATACACCTCAAGAGAAGAGGATCTTCATGCTAAAATAGGCATTAAAATTATCAATACAATTAGATCCGAGTATCCAGATCTTTTCGACGAACATCTCGAAGAAAAAATCCGCTCAGAAGCAGAAGAGGCAATTGAGCATGAATGCAAAATAATTGAATGGATCGTAAATGGTTACGATCATGAAAACCTCAACTCGCCACTTCTTAAAGAATTTATTAAAAATAGAATGAATGAGGCGCTTTTAGAGATTGGATTTGCAAAATTATTCAATATAGATAATGAAGCTATTTTGAAAACAAAATGGTTTGACGAACAGCTTTTAGGAAATGGAAAAACTGATTTTTTCAATTCTCGGCCGACAGAGTATTCAAAAAATTCACAATCCTTCTCCGAGGACGAACTTTTTTAAAGTTTGTTAATTTTATTTATTTGATAATAGTTAAAATATCTATTATTGTATAATCACATTTAATTATAAACATGAATATAGAAGAAAAGTATTATTGGCTAAATGAAGATTCTATTCAATTTCTAAAAGCTGGATATTTAGAAGATGGAACTTCGCCAGAGCAAAGAGTAAGACAAATTTCCGATAATGCGGAAAAAATTTTAGGAATCGAAGGGTTTTCGTCTAAATTTGAAAACTATATGTCAATGGGATTCTACTCGTTGGCAACTCCGGTTTGGACGAACTTTGGAAACAAGAGAGGTTTGCCAGTAAGCTGCTTTGGGTCTATTCTATCTGACAAAATGGAGTCCATTCTGGAAAAGGCTTCAGAAGTTGGAATGATGTCAAAGCTGGGGGGCGGAACATCTGGTTTTTTTGGAGATCTTAGACCAAGAGGCGCAAAAATAAGCGTTGGTGGAGAATCAAGCGGCCCAGTCCACTTCATGGAGCTTTTTAGCACTATCTCAGACGTTGTTTCGCAAGGATCTGCGCGAAGAGGGTCTTTTGCCGCTTACCTTCCAGTAGAGCATCCAGACATTGAAGAATTTTTACAAATTCGCTCTGTAGGACATCCAATTCAAAACATGAGCATTGGCGTGACCATTACTGATAAATGGATGAGCGAGATGGTAGATGGAGACAAAGGCAAGAGAAAAATATGGGCTAACATTATCAAAAAAAGGTTTGAAACTGGATATCCATATATACAATTTACTGATACTGTGAACAATAATGCTCCACAGGTTTATAAAGATAAAAATTTAAAAATTAATCATAGCAACCTCTGCTCTGAAATCGAACTCTCCAATTCTGAAAATGAATCTTTTGTTTGCGTTCTGTCTTCTCTTAATTTGCTTCATTGGGACAAAATTAAAGAAACTGACGCGATCGAAACTTTAATTTATTTTCTAGACGCTGTTAATGAAGAATTTGTAGTAAAATCAGATTCAATAAAATTTATGGAAGCTCCTCGTAATTTTGCCAAAAATCAAAGGGCACTTGGTATGGGGGTGCTGGGATGGCATTCATTACTTCAAGATAAAATGGTAGCATTTGAATCGATGGAGGCGAAAATGCTAAACAATCAAATCTGGAAAACTATCAAAGAAAAATCTGACAAAGCAACTGAAGAACTTGCGGTAAAATTTGGCGAACCAGAATTATTGAAGGGATATGGTCGCAGAAATGTTACCACATTAGCCGTGGCTCCCACAACTTCTTCAAGCTTTATCCTTGGTCAGGTATCGCCATCTATTGAGCCTCTTAATAGCAATTATTTTGTCAATAAGCTTGCAAAAGGGAACTTTACATACAGAAACCCCTATCTTGAAAGGCTACTTGAAACAAAAGATCAAAATAATGAAGAGGCATGGAAATCGATTTTGGTAAAAGGTGGCAGTGTTCAGCATTTGAGTTTTCTTTCTCAAGAAGAAAAAGATGTATTTAAAACATTTGGCGAAATTTCGCAAAAAGAAATCGTTATTCAAGCCTCTCAAAGACAAAAATATATTGACCAAAGCCAATCATTGAATATAATGATTCCACCATCAACCCCCGCCAAAGACGTTAGCACATTGCTAATTGATGGTTGGAAAATGGGAATTAAAACATTTTATTATCAAAGATCGGCATCCCCAAGTCAAGAACTTTCAAGAAATATACTTGTCTGTAAAAACTGTGAATCATAATTTAAATTAATTAAAAATGAATATAAATATCAAATTACTTAATGCGAATTCAAAAATTCCATCTAAAACATCAGCAGATGATGCAGGATATGACCTTTATTCTTCTGAAGAAGTAATCATAAAACCAATGGAGAGAAAATTGGTTAAAACTGGTGTTGCAATGAGTATTCCATCGGGATATTATGGTCATATTTCAGACCGAAGCGGAATGGCTTTTAAAAAAGGCGCGCACTGTCTTGGTAAGATCGTTGATTCTTCTTATAGGGGTGATATAGGAGTTATTATTTTAAATACAGACATGTATGAATCAATTAAAATTTATAGCGGAGATAGGATCGCGCAAATGATATTTAAAAAATATGAAAATGTAAACTTCATCAACGATGGAGAGCTTGACGAAACAAATAGAGGTTCAGCTGGCTATGGAAGTTCTGGCGATTAACTTTAATCAAGTAAATAAATTACATGAATTTTGACGAAGAAAATTTTGATTTTACTCCGAATGATCTCTCAATAGAAAATTTAAAAAAAAGCCTCATCCAGAATAATGAATTGCTGCTTGAAAATTTAAAAGGCAGATTTACTCAAGAGCTATTAGCGAGCATGGTATTTTTTGTCTTTAACGAAATATGCAAAAATAAAGACGAATATTTAAATAGAGGAGACGCTCAAGAAGAGAAAAAAACAACGGCACAAATATTTTTTTCAACTTGGCACAAGCATACAAAAAAGCAATCTAAAAAAGAGCTATTGGACATAAATGAGCAATTGAAAGACGAAAAAATGTATTTTTTAAGTGCCATTTCAAATTTTTCACTACCAAGTACTGAAGACTATCAACGCATTTACGACACTGCTTTAAATGAGATTCAAAGAATCTTTGAAAAAAATACATCATTTTAAGTGAATCGCCTTAATAATTTTTGATTTATATCTTATACATAATATAATCTTCTATGTTAAAGGTAAAAGTTTCCAGTTTTTCTATAGATGAAAGCGCTATCGGCGCCTCTGCAGAGCTTGAATTAAAATCTTTTATTGTAAAAAATAGCAAAGACGACCAAACTTTTTCAGAGAATTCCATAAAAAATGACTATATAGTCATCATGTCCGAGTCAGAATATAAAGAGAAACTGTTTGCAAAATCTGGAAGAAAATCCAACCCGCTTATGATTAATTTTGAGGAATATAGCGACTAAATCAAGCAGAAGTTCCTCATATGAATTCGGTTATTTTAACATCTTACTTTTCAGTTAAAAAACATCCAAATGATCCAAATGACAAATGCGTTATTGGTCGTGGTTCTGACGGTAGAGTTTTACAAAATGATTTTCAATATATAAAGCCGTGGTATAATTCCGTAAATAAATTAAACTTAGAGGGAAGAATTTTTTACGATAATTTATCAGACGACTTCTTAAATGAATACACTACGGATAAAATAAAATTTATAAAAGTTACCCCATCAGATTACTCCAATAATGATTGGAGATTTTTTTGTTACAGGAACTTTTTAGAGGAAAATAAATTTAATTCTGTATTTTTAACCGATGGGTCTGATGTAACTGTAGTTAAAGATCCAGGCAGAATCATAAAGGATAATCCGCTGATAGACTTGTTTGTCTGCAAGGACAGCATCATGCTTAATGAATTTCCATATTTACAAATTCACAAACAGGCAAGATGGGATAATTATACTTGGTTCCACAATCATCAACAAATGCTTAATTTAATTAATATGGGAGTTATTGGCGGCGGTTATGATAATATCATGTTATTTTTAAATAATTTCTGCGAAACAAGAATTAAACTTGGTCATCCAGATTTTAATTCCGATATGTGGACTGGTCAATATGTTTTCAGAAATCTTCTGTCATATAAAAATATGTTAATTGGAGAACCGTTCACTAGTAATTTTAAAAAATACGAAATCGACAGGGGAGACGTTTATTTTATTCATAAATAATATGAAAATTTGCTTTATAGCTCCAGGAGAGATCAGCGTTCCACCATCTGGATGGGGGGCTCTTGAAACCGTAATATGGAATCAGTATTCTGTTTTTAAAAAAAATGGTTACGATGTTTTTATTGTTAACGAGCTGGACTCTCAATTAACTTTAGATAAAATTAATGAGATAAATCCAGATATAGCCCATCTCCATTATGGATCCCATTACGAAATAATGCCATATATAAAATGTAGAAAAATTATAACCAATCATGATGGAAGTTTTTTATCTTCAAAAAATTTTCACGAATCAGTCGTAAGAAACTTTTTATATGATTGTGAGTTTTTTATTCTCACCACATGGGAGAGGGAGTTTCTTTTAAAAATTGGAATCTCTCCACGAAAAGTCAAAATATTACCAAACGGGGTAGATTTTGGCAGTTTTAATTTTAAAATAAAGCCAAAATTTCCAAATTCAAGTATTTGCTTGGGGAAAATAGATAGAAGAAAAAATCAAGCATTTCTTCAGTCACTAGACCGTGGCATTTATTTTGTTGGTCAAAATACCATTCCTGAATTCAATCCGCTAGATGATAAATATCTTGGCTCATGGAGCAGGGATCAGGTATATGAAAATTTGACAGACTACACTAATTTAGTTTTAATTTCAGATTTAGAACTTCAACCGCTAGTATGTCTTGAGGCATTGAGCGCAGGCTTGGGCTTGGTAGTATCAGAAGCAGCCTCCCAAAATTTAGACGTATCTCTGCCTTTTATTACGGTAATAAAACAGGATTCAATACACGATGCAGGAATAGTTTCCTCGTCAATATCCGATAATCGAAATACTTGTAATAACATTGGTCGTGAAAAAATTAGAGAATACGCTGAACAATTTGACTGGGGAAATATCATAAAAAAATACACAAATTACTTATGAAAATTCAAGCAATATTATTTATGTGTAATGACTTTGCAAGAGCAAAGTTCACATTAGAAAATTTTAACAAGTGGAATCCAGAAGTCCCCATTAGAGTAATTAATTCCGGCGGTGATTGCCCTAAACCGTACCTGGAACACATATCAAATATTGAATTCATCAACGCTCCTAATTTATGGCACAAAAAAACCTTATGCGGCATTGGATCATTTGGTCCTCAATATTATGACTATCTTTTTGATTTTGGTTTAAATGAAAATTTTTCCCATACTCTGTTTTTGGAAACAGACGTCCTCACGAATAGAAAAATTACAATTGAGCCTGAATATGATATTAGTGGACCCAATAATCCATGCGGCTCAAACGAACACATTTTATATGATTATTTGAATATTCCAGGCAGCAGAATACATACCGGCTGCGGGGGCACGATGTTCAGTTTAAATTATTTCAAAACATTAAAAAATAAAGACTATGGGTTTTTTCAAGAAATATTTGAAAAATTTCCTCAAAATTATTTTATGGATCTTATTTCTACCTTGGCGGCAAGAAAGAATGAATTATCATTCGGTCACTGGGAAGAAGTTTCAAACGTTCCAATCCATGTAGTAGATGGAAGCTTTGTCTCAGTCAACTATGACGCAACTTTAGTACATAATTATAAAATATGAAAAAAAAATTACAAACAAGTTATGAAAAATTTAAAGGACCGTGTGGCGATGGAGACAAGGGAACCTTCCATTCTTATATAGATATATACAATGATATTTTTTCTCAATTCCAAGACGCGGAATTTAATTTTCTTGAAATAGGGATATTGAATGGCAAGAGCGTACATTTATGGAACGATTATTTTGAAAAAGCTAATATTTTTGCAGTTGATATAAATAATAAAGATCACTTAAATTTACAAAATTCAAGAACGTTTATTTTTCACGATGATGCAACCAAGTCCACTTTTTTAGAAAAAATAAAAAATAAAAAATTTAAAATCATTATTGACGATGGATCTCACCAATTGAACGATCAAATATCTTCATTTTATCTTTTAAAAGATTTTATTGAAGATGGCGGCATATATATTATAGAAGACGTATTTCCCTCTCATGTAGATCCAATTCAAAATAAATTTGAAAACTGTTTTAAGACTTTAAATTTAATTCATGAAAGACCTGATTGTCCAGATAATATATTAATGATATATGAAAAAAAGTGAGTCTTATCTCTTTTTATGTTTTGGCAGATCTTATATTTTAGACTGCCAGGATACAATTAAGACATTACGCTCTTGCGGCGATTCAAGATCAATAAATATTGTTACATTACCCGAGGATTACTTGTTTGCAAAAACGCTTGATATTTTCAATGAAATCTACACCTTTGACATAAAAAATCATAAATTATTTGATTTCTGCAAAACTAATTTTGAGAAATTCTGTCTTTTGCCAAGACTTGAGCTGTACAAGTTTTTAAACACGGATTATACAATAGTATTAGACACTGACATATTATGCTCACATAATGCTGACGAAGCTTGGAATTTTTTAATCAATAAAAATCAAGATCTAATAATGCTTGGCTCAAAAAATAATCCTTCATGGCACTGGGGATATTGGGGCGAAATTTGTTCTAAAATTAATATAAAGCCGCAAGAAACGCATGGCGGACTTTTTTTCTTAAAGAAAACAGATAATCTAGAAAAAATTTTTAACGATGCTAAAAAATGTTTTTTAAACTATGACAACCTCGGAATGCTGAGATTTTATCAAAATGGCGCTGTGGACGAGCCATGTTTTTCTTACGCTTTTTCAAAGAATAATTTACAGCCAGTTGAGTTTTCAGAATTTCCAATCATGACATTCAATTTAGGTTCAGAGGACGAAATTCCAACAAAAAAAATGACTGAAGAAAGACAGGCAAGCATAATGGAAGACTATATCCCATTTATTCACATGTTTGAAAAAAATCATGGTAAAAACTTTTTAACAATAAAAGAAAAAATTATTCAAAATGCAAAAAATTAAAATAGTGGGCTGCGGCTTATCTGGCGCAACGGCGGCAAGAATTCTAAAGGATCGAGGCTATGATGTGACAGTCTTTGAAACAAGAAATCACATAGGCGGCAATTGTTATGATTCTAATGTTTGCGGAACCTTAATGCACAATTATGGACCGCATATATTTCACACTGACGATGAAGAAGTTTTTGAATTTTTAAGCAGATTCACTGAATGGATCAATTTTGAATTAAGACCAGTTGGAAACACTGTATTGGGAAAAATACCATTGCCATATCATGATACGGGTTGCGAAAAAGCCATTGGTAAAAAATTTACACAAGAAGATGTAATTAATTATATTTTCAAAGATTACTCAGAAAAGCAGTGGGGGGTTGAATTTGAAACTATTCCAAAAACAATCACCAATCGAATTCCGAAAACCAAAGACTGCGAAAACCCAACCTGGTTCGAGGGACAAAAATATCAATGTATTCCCAAACTCGGCTATACAAAAATGTTTGAAAAAATGCTGAGCGGAATAGAAGTAAAATTAAACTGTGGCGAAGATGAATGGAAAAACTCAGAATCTGATTTGATTATTTATACTGGACCAATTGATAAGTATTTTAATTATCATTATGGTAAGCTTCCATACAGATCCCTAAATTTCGAGCATACAACAACTTCTAAAAAAATGCCATTCTTTATTCAAAATGAAAATAATCGGATGGTAGAATACACTAGAATGTATGATCATAGTTTTTTTTCAGAAAATCACAAAGGATTAACTATAATAACTAAAGAATACCCTAAAAAATTTGAAGATGGAGACATTCCATATTATCCAATACCATGGGGAGATTCACAAGAAACATATGAAAAATATAAAAAACTTGCAGAAAAAGAAAATAATGTTATCTTTTTGGGTAGACTTTCAACTTATAAATACTTAGATATGTGGATGGCTGTTAAGCATGTAATGTTAAAATTAAAAAATATATGAAAAAAGTAATTATCACGGGCGTAACCGGAATGGACGGTAGTCACATGGCTGACTTTTTAATTAATCATACCGACCATTTAATAGTCGCCGGAATAAGAAGGCTAAGCAACGACAATCACAAAAACATAAAGCATCTAAAAGATAACCCAAGATTTAAACTAATAGATCTAGACATTACTGATTCGTCAAATGTAGAGGCTGTAATAAGAGAAGAGAAGCCAGATTACTTTATTAATTTTGCCGCCAATTCTTTTGTTGGCAACAGCTGGACAATGCCTATCAATCATATGCAAACTAACTGCATGGCGGTTTTATATCAATTGGAAGCCATCAGAAAGTTTGCGCCTAATTGCAGATATTATCAGGCTGGCTCAAGTGAAGAATTCGGCGATGTTGTGACGGTTCCACAAGATGAAACTCATCCTATTAGACCAAGAAGTCCATATGGGGCATCAAAAGCTGCCGCAAGAATGCTTGTTAAGGTATACAGAGAATCTTATAATCTTTACGCAATTCAGGGGTGGCTCTTTAACCACGAAGGCCTACGCAGAGGGGTCGAATTCGTTACGCGAAAAATCACAAAAGCCGTAGCAAGAATTAAAAATGCAATAGATAATGGCGAAGAATTTGAACCACTTGAACTTGGAAATTTAGATTCCAAAAGAGACTGGAGTGACGCTGAAGATTTTGTAGAAGGCATATGGAAAATGATAAATCAAGAAAAATATTGGGGCAGTGCTACTTTAAGTATTTTTCCAGAATCAGAATACCCCAAACATATTAAAGAATATGTCCTTTCTTCCAATGAAACTCACACAATCCGCGAATTTGTTGAACTTGCATTTCAAGCGGCTGGAATTTTCGGCGAATGGATAGGTTCTGGCATCAGCGAAATTTTTAAAGAAAAAGAAAGTGGCAGAATTCTAATGGTGGTCAATGAAAAATTCTACAGGCCAGCCGAAGTTGATACTTTGCTTGGAGATTCATCGCTAGCAAGGGCAGATTTGGGATGGAAGCCGAAAACCTCTTTCGACCAACTTGTAAAAAAAATGGTAGAAAATGATTTGAAAAATTAATTATTAAGTGTAATATACTGTATGAGTGGACAAGAAAAATTTGATTCATGCAAGCATAGACCAGATGATCAAATAGAAATATTTGACGGTTGCCCCTGCAAAAAAATAAAAAAACTTGTTTATAAATGCGACAAGCGCAATATAGTAGATCTTAGACCAGAAGTTTGTGAAGGTTGCGACTTATACGAGCAGAAATAGCTTGATTTATTTTTAAAAATAATCCAACATGCCCCATTAGGCATGGCTAAGTTCAAATATAAAAAAGAGTATACTGAAAAAAATTTCAGGTCGGAATTCATAATTTCTTGTCTTCAGGTTGCCCCTTCCCAGCATAGAAATATCGCATGGGCTAAAGAGATGAAGATTATGAACGATCTTGTTAAAAAATGCGAAGATCCCGTATTCTGGTTTCATGCTAGAACAGATTTCGCAATACCGTCTCTAGCCTGGTTTTTAACAGAAAGCGGTAGAAAATACTTAAATGATAAATATCACAAGTTCAAGCTGGAGCTAAAAAACCAACCGCAAATTTTTGAAATTTTAGATGAAAAACAAGGGGAAGATCAAGTCCATATTCCCAAAAAAATAAAAACAGTCATGGACTTTATTAAAAAAAAATAATACAGTATTACAAGTATGAAATCAAAAGAACTATTGTCAAGCTATCTTAAAAGCAATAAAGACGAACATTATAATTATGTCCAAGATAAAGATTATCTTATCTCTACAGGGAGTTTGATTTTTGATATTGAAGTTGGCGGCGGATTGCATCCTTCTATTTTGAGATTTAGTGGCGTCTCAGGTGGTGGCAAAACAAGTTGCAGTCTTTCTATTATGAAAAGCTTTCTCTCTACGGCAAAGGGTAGAAAAGCTCTATATATAAAAGCTGAGGGTAGGCTTTCTAAAAATGTAGTTGATAGGTCTGGTATTAAATTTGTAGAGGATCCAGAGCAGTGGGAAGACGGAAGTTGTTTTATATTCAAAACAAATATTTACGAAACCGCCGCCAATCTAATCCATAAGCTCGTTCAAAACAACGAAGAGGAAACCGCTTACTTTTTTGTCATTGATAGTATGGACGCTCTTATTCCTAAAGGAGACAAAGATAAAACTTTTGAAGACGCGGTAAAAGTCAGCGGCGGCGCAGCGATTTCGTCCCACTTCTTGAAAAAGATGGCGTTGCCATTTTCAGTTGGCGGACATATATGCGCTATGATTAGCCAAGTTAGAAGTGAGGTCAAAATAAATCAATATGCCAAAACCGACCCGCGACTGACAAATGCTTCTGGAGGATCAGCACTACTTCACTATTCTGATTGGATTTTTGAATTCGCTCCAAGATACAAATCTGATTATATTACTGCAACTATAAACGGAAAAGAGGAGAACATCGGTCATTGGGCTAAAATTACATTTAAAAAATCTACAAACGAGAAGGATGGAAAAGAAATTAGATACCCAATCAAGCATAGTCAAAACGGCGGCAACTCGGTTTGGGTCGAGTATGAGATTGCTGACCTCATGATCATGTGGGAATTTGCCAAAAAAGCAGGCGCATGGATTAAAATTGAGCCCTCTTTGGTTGAAGAATTAAAATCAAATAATATTATGTTCCCCGAAACTATTCAGGGAATTGACAATCTTAGACTTGCTCTTTCAAATAATGAAGAGGCTACAAAATACCTTTTTAATAAATTTAAAGAAATCTGCATAAGCTAATGATCTTATTAGATATAAGAGGCAGAGAAAGAAAAATATCTGCCTCAAAATATAGAATAGAATGGGACAAAGAGAGGGCTAGCGTCCCACAGTATAGGGCAAAACAATTTTTGAAAGAATTTTGGATTGGGGACACCGTATGTGAAGAGTTTATTATTCCTGGAAGTAGACTGCGGATAGATTTAATAAATTTTTCTAAAATGATTGCCGTTGAAGTTTCCGGACAACAGCACGAATCCTTTAGCAAGTTTTTTCATAAAACTAGAATAGGTTTCATCAAGTCAATAAAAAGAGATTTTCAAAAAATTAAATGGCTTGAGATTAATAATATTAAATTAGTAGAGATTTATGATTACGAAACCCTAGGTTTGAATAAAAAAGAAATAGAAAAAAAATTTGATATTACATTATGAAGGATAAATACAATCACATGTTTGAACTTCCAGAGTCTATTTTATCCCAAATAGACGAAATGAGCGGGGGCGGATATATTATTTTTATTTTAGACGAAAACAATAGACCCTCAGTATACGAGAGCTTTGATGGAATTGGTCAAGAATCTCAAGTAAAAGGATTTGCCCTTGATTGGCTTGACGCCGAAAGAGAAGTTAGAAAAGAAAAATTTAAACACGACATTTGGAATGCATATAGCGTTCAAAATGAAAACGACGATACAAATGAAGATGAGGAAGAGTAGTTGACATGTTTATAAAAAAACAATACTCTGCATGAGCAATGATTTATTCACTACCCGTAGAAAAACACGTTATAGCTGGCTGCTTAAAATATCCTAAGCAATTTTTTGAAATCGATATCTTTGTAAGTGAAAAAGACTTTTATCACGATGTTCACTCTGTTATTTTCTCTGTTATAAAATCCTCCATCGGTCAAAATGAGGATGTTGATAATGTTCTCATAAGCGAAAAAATTAAAAATTTAGGTATTACATTTAAAAATACTGTAAATATCTTTGAATATCTGCAAAGTCTCAGCTTGATCAACCTTTCTGAAAAGGCTCTTATTGAGTCGGCGAAAACGCTCAAAACCCTAACTATTCGTAGGGAAATTTTTGAAACGGCTGAAAAACTCAAAAGCAAAATGTCTGCAAAAGAAGAGATGAGTGCAGATCAAATTATTTCTGCTGCCGATGCCATTTATAATGAAAAAATTAGCGCTTATGATCTTTTCGAAGAACCTGTAAATATTTTTGAAGATGCTCAGTTCCAAATTGAGGAAATTGGAAACAATCCAGTAGATGACTCAGGATTCCTGACTCCATTTAGTGATTTTAACAGACTTTATGGCGGACTTAGACCAAAAAATCTTTATGCATTTGTAGCAAGACCAAAATCTGGAAAAACTACAATGCTTTGTGATTTGAATTATAAAATTTGTAATAATGTTTATAACGGTCAAGTTTCATGCTTGTATCTTGATACAGAAATGGAAACATTGGATGTTCAAAAAAGACTTATTGCGTCAATTTCTGGAATACCATTTTGGTATATCGATACTGGAAACTGGAGAAAAAATCCAGAAATGACTCAAAAAATTCGACAAACATGGGTCAAAATCAAGAATTTTAAATTTCACCATCTGAAAGTTGGAAATAAAACTACTAGCGAAATACTTTCCATTGCCCGAAGGTGGTATTATTCTAAAGTTGGAAGGGGCGAAAAAGCAATTATTACTTATGATTATTTGAAAATGACCGGAGAAGGAGTTTCAGAATCTTGGAAAGAATATCAAGTAATTGGTGACAAAACAGATAAGCTTAAAAAACTTGGAGAAGAGTTGAATTGCGTAGTATTGACATCTACTCAAATGAATAGAAGTGGAGAAAGTCAAAACAAGAAAGCTGGTAGCTTCTCAGATGACTCTTCTGCGATTGCTCTCTCAGATCGACTGCAATGGTTCGCTTCTTATGTTGGCATCTTTCGTAGAAAGACAATTGAGGAAATCGCTGAAGATGGAGAAGACTGGGGTACTCATAAACTTGTTACTACAGCAAGCCGCTTCCAGGGTAAGGAAGCCGCTGGACATGTCGATTTAGTAGAAAGAAATATAGACGGAGAAAAAAGATTTGTTAGCAACTACATATCTTTTGATGTTAAAAACTTCAATGTTGAAGAAAAGGGAAGCCTTGACTCGCTCGTGAAAAAAGGCGGATTAAAATATCAAATTTTTGATAAAAATGGAAAAGCCGTTGACAAAAACGAAAATGACGACCTCTTATAATCAAGAAGACGTAAAGCAAATACTGGAGCAGTTAGGATATAAACTAAATGATAGAGGTAGAGAATGGAGATCCAAGCCCCTCTATAGAGACTCTGGAAATGACACCTCTTTAAAAATTAATAAAAAAGATGGTAGATGGATTGATTTTGCAAGAAATGAGTTTGGAAATATTGAACAGCTTATAGAAAAAACTCTCGGTATTAATTTCATTGCTGCAAAAAAATGGATAAAAAAGAACGGAATAGAACTTACAAACTCAACAGAAAATAAGGAGGAAATAAATTTGGACTATATAAAATTCTTTGATCCAGAGTTGCTAAAGAAGCTTGTTAAAAATTATAAATATTGGAACGACAGGGGGATAAAAAGCGAAACGCTTGATTACTTCGAAGGAGGATCGTGCTCTACTGGTAAAATGGCGGGCAGATATGTTTTTCCTATTTTCGATGAGGATAAAAAAATAAGAGGTTTTGCCGGAAGATCAGTATATTCCAATAATGATATAAAATGGAAACTAATAGGCAAAAGAAGCGACTGGAATTATCCGCTCTTCCTGACTAAAGAATACATCGAGAAGGAAAATGAGTGTATCATTGTTGAAAGTATTGGCGACGCGCTGAGTCTATGGCAAGCAGGTATTAAAAATTTTATTATTTCATTTGGATTAAATTCGCTGGAACATATTTGCTATACTTTAGTAAAATTGGATCCAGCTAAAATTATAATAGCATTCAATAACGACGTGGTTGACAATAAAAAAACAGGAGCAGGAAATATTGCCGCTGTAAATTTTAAAAAAAACTTAGAGACTTTCTTTTCAAAAGATCAGATAATGATTAAGCTTCCAGAATATAATGATTTTGGATCAATGACAGAAGAACAAATAATAAAATGGAAGAACAACTAGAAGAAAAACCGCTCTATTTGAGCGCATCAAAAATCAAAACATTTACCTCATGCTCATGGCAGTATTTCGCATCGTATAATTTAAAAATTCCACAAAGTGGCAATAGTGGAGCCTCAAGGGGGACAGTTGTTCATAACTTGTTTGAACTTATCGCAAAGCCAAAGCACAATCATTATATCAAAAAAATATGGCTGGCGGGCAGTCCCGAAAAAATTCCAGCAATTAAAAAGTTTCTTGAAAAACAGTTCTCGTATGAGAAGTTGAATAAGTCTGAAGAAGTAAAGCCCATCAAAGTTAAATATGGCGTTAAAAATAATTGGGAGAGCGTGTGCGAAATGGTGATGGTCACGCTTAAATTTGAATTTATTGACACCAGTAATCATAAGGTAATTCATTCGGAGTATGAATTTGACATAGTGAACGATAGCCCGAAATACGCAGTTAGAGGTTTTATCGACAGGCTCTCTGAAGAGAATGATGGAAAAACCCTTAAAATCCTAGACTATAAAAGCTCTTCAAAGAAATTCAAAGGAGAAGACGAAGATTCAAATATTCAAGCAATGATTTATTCATTAGTTGCTAGAAAAATTTGGAAAAATTATGATCAGTACAAGGCTAGTTTTTTCTTCATGAGATTTCCAGAGGATCCATATCAACATAGCGAATTCTCAGAAAACGAATTGGATGGACTTGAGCATTATTTAGAATATATCACAGATATTCTTAAAAATTTAAATGAAGAAACCGCTAAAAACAATATGGCTTCAAAAGATAGAGAGAAGTCCTGGCTTTGCGGAAGGGGAAAATGGGTCTGTCCATATAGGGATAAATTAAAATTCTTTAAAATTAAAGATCCAACCAAGGAAGGAAAAGACTCGGAAATATCCTCGCATTTAAAAAAAGAAGACGCGGAAGAAAAAATCAAAAAAAATAAAAACTGGATTATCGAAGAAGCCTATTACGATGGATGCCCATCGTTCAAAGCCAACGACTCATTCTTCCCTTGAAAAGGTATTAAAAAAAATATATTGTTACCATACGATGATTATTCCAGCTTTCAAGTCTCACTATTCTCTAAATAAGAGCATACTCACTTTAGAAAAAGATCATGGCGCTTCTGGTCCAAAGTCAATTTTAAAATTGATAAAGGATCATAGTCTAGAAAACTCTTTTCTTATTGAAGACAATATGAGTAGCTTTTTAGAGGCTTATTACAACTCTAAAGATTGCGGTGTTAAATTAAACTTTGGACTAAGGTTGACTTTTTGTGCCGATATAGACGATAAAAGTGAAGCTTCTATAAAAACTGAATCAAAATATATAATTTTTTTAACCGAGTCGGGCGGGTACGAGGCTTTAAGCAAAATTTTTTCCATAGCGGCGTCTCGCGGCTTTTATTACTTGCCAAGAATGGATTTTAAAACCCTCAAGCAGGAATGGAATGACTCGCTAGATATCGGCGTTCCATTTTATGACAGTTTTCTTTTCAATAATCATATGAAAATGTACAACTGTCTTCCTCCTGATTTTTGGAGCTGTCCAACATTTTTTTGGGAAGATAATTCAACGCCTTTCGACAAAATTTATAAATCGGCTCTGTCAAAACATATGGATAAAAATTATCCAGAGTGCGAGTTGATTAGAACCCAATCTATTTACTATGAAATGAAAGACGATTTTCTTGCCTATTTGACAATGAGATGCATTGGTAAAAAATCAACATTGCAAAAACCCAATCTGGACCATATGTGTAGTGATGAATTTTGTTTGGAATCTTATCTTGAAAAAATTGAGGAATAAAAATGGAAGAAAATCTTATTAGATTCAACAAGAAGGTAAAACTTCTTTTTATTGACTTTGAAACTGCAAATCTATGCCTTAATTATAGATTTAATTTGCCGTGGCAAATGGCTTTAATAAATACCGTTGGCGGAGAACCAGTTGACGCAGGAAAAGATATTCTTATTAATTGGGGCGATGATTTTAAATTTTCTAAAGGTGCCGAAGCAATGGCTTATTCCTACTCTCAAGAGAGGATGGACAAGGAAGGGCTTAAACCAATAGATGCTCTAAAAATTTTATCTGAAAATTTAAATAATTGCGATGGAATTGTTGGTCATAACATTCTTGGCTTTGATATTTATTTAATTAAATGCATGTACAATAAACTTGGAAGACCGTATCCGGATATTCTTTCAAAGAAGCCAATATTTGATACTTTCGCTATGGCTAAAGGCTATTTTAACAATATACCATATCAAAAAGGGAATGATTTTGCTTTTTATCAATACAAAGTATTAAATCAAATCATTAAAGGATCAAAAAACTCACTATCAAAGGTTGCATCTAATTTCAACATAGCTTATGATGAATCAAAGCTGCACGATGCACTTTACGATCTTCATCTAAACGTGCAAGTCTGGAATAAATTAAAGTTTCAAGTAGATATTTAAATTATGTTTTTAGAAAAATTCAAACCAATTACCTTGCCGTTGCATGGCGTAAGATGTCCATCAATCACCCTTGACCCAAGAGACAGGGTAGAATATGGAATTAAAAATGATGCTACAAACCTTGAAATTTTGCAAACATTATGCAATCAAGGATTTAAGAAAATGCTCCCCGCTTGGAAGGAGCAGGGCGGTAATATAGAAGAGTACAAAAGCCGAGTCAAATTTGAAGTTGAAACACTGTCAAAATTAGATTTTGTTGACTATATATTGATTATATGGGACGTATTTAATTTTTGTAACAAGAACAATATTCCAACTGGACTTGGAAGAGGAAGTGCGGCGGGAAGTCTTGTATTGTATCTACTTGGGGTAACAGGAATTGATCCAGTTAAATATGGTTTATTTTTTCAAAGATTTGTTTCGGAGGTTAGGGCTAAAAAGCAAATTGTTGACGGCGTAACTTACCTAGATGGCAAAATGATTGCCGATATCGATAGCGACATTTGCTATTATCGACGCAAAGAGGTGGTGAAGTATTTGGAAGAAAAGTATCCAAACAGAACTTCCAAAATGTTGACGGTATCGACCTTATCTGGAAAGGCTCTTATCAAAGATGCTGGTAAAATTATCGGAGAAAAAGAAGAAACCGAGATGAATAAAATAACATCTCTCTTTACATCTAAATATGGCAAAGTTGCAGAGCCAGAAGAAATGTATGAAACAAGTGAAGAGTTTAAAGATTGGTGCGATGAAAATAAATTAATTTATGATACCGCTCTAAAACTAAAAAACCTTATTAGGAATAAGGGCGTTCACGCTTCTGGAATTGTTGTCAGCTATGAAGATTTAAATAAAACAACACCAACCGAACTTACAGCAGACAAAGAAACCGTTTCATCTTTTACGATGGATTGGGCGACAAAGATTAATATCAAGCTAGATTTGCTTGGCTTGAAAAGCGTCTCTGTCATTCATGAAGTGTCCAAGTTGGTTGGGGTTGATTATAAAAGTATCGACTTGGAAAGTTATGAAAATATTTACGCGCACCTTCAGGAGCTTAAAAATCCTAAAGGATTGTTTCAAATTGAAGCTGATACTAATTACAAAGTTTGTAAAAAAGTTCAGCCCAAAAATTTGGACCAGCTTAGCGCTGTTGTAGCGCTGGCAAGACCCGGGGCCTTAGCGTTTGTGGATCAGTATGCGGCATATGCTCAAACCGGCGTTTTTCCAGAGAATGGGGAGCAAATTGACGCAATTTTAAAGGAAACGGGCGGGGCGGTTCTTTATCAGGAAAGCTTGATGGCTATCGGTCATAAGGTTTTTGGCTTAACGCTTTCCGAAGCAGAAGTTTTAAGGAAAATAGTTGGCAAAAAGAAATCAGATGAAATGCCCGAGTGGGAGAGCAAAATTTACGACAAAGCGAAAGAACTTGGAATCTCCAAAGAGATTGCTGATTTTTACTGGAATGCTCTTAGCGACAGTGCAAATTATTCTTTTTGCAAGTGCCTTTCTCCAGAGACGATTGTTCAGAAAACGGGCGGTGAATATATTCCAATGATAGATGCAAAAATTGGAGATAAAATATTTTCATTTAATCCGGACACGAATCAAACAGAAGAAGCCGAAATATTAGACATTATGCTCTCAGAGGCGGAAATGTTCGAATTCGAGATGGAAGATGGCAGACTAATCACATGCTCTATGGATCATAAGTTTATGTGTGAAGATAAAAAGATGAGAAAAATTTCAGAAATTTTATCGAACAATCACAAGATTGTGTGTATAGAATAGCATGAGCTTATTAAAACTAGATTCACACTATCTCATACCAAAGAGCAATTTCAAAATCTGCCTAATTGACAATAAAACAGATAAAGACATCATATCTATATATAATAAAAGGTCAGACGGCCCATACTACTTAGATAAATTTTGTAAGTATATCGAAAAATTTCATAATATTTCTATTATCGAGTATTGTGAAAAATATTTAAATATAAAATGGCCTAAATGCCCAAGCAAAAATACAAAAGTAGGATTCAGATGCAGGGGGAACGGCTTAATTTTAAGCATTTATTCAAGAGGGGGGGTGAATAAATCCACTTGTGAAAACTTTAAAAAAGGGTGTGAAAAGTTGTCGAAAGATAGAATTGGTAACAAAAATCCAATGCACGGCAAAAAACCCTGGAATCTCGGAAGATCTTATGAGAGCCCAAAGATGAAAGGTAGAAAGCTTTCCGCCGAACATATAAATAAATTAAAACAAGCAAGAGCAAATAGTCCAATCAAAGCAAGGCATACTCAAAAACACTCCGAAGAAACAAAGCAAATATTAAAAATAAGACAAGCTGAAAAATGGAAAAATGGCGTTTTCAATAGAAAAACCTCAATAGAGTTCAAGGTAGAAGAGTTTTTAAAAGAAATTAATTTATCAGGCGATTTTAAATTCCAGGAGCAGGTTGAGTACTTTACGCTTGACTTTGGTGACAATAAGCGTAAAATAGGAATAGAGTGTCAGGGGACGTTTTTTCATGTTGATCCTAGATTTTATCCAGATGGAGCAGTCTACCCAATTCAAAAAAGAAACCTGAGCAGGGATACAAGCAAAAGAAAATTTTTTAAAAAATTAAAATGGACAATAATAGAATTGTGGGAAACGGAGATAAACAACGGGAGCTTCAAGGAAATACTAATGTCAAAATTGTTGGAATTAGGAGTTCTAGAAGCCTAGGCATTAAAAAAAGTATAGATTTTGAAGTAAAAAATAGATTTCATAATTTTTTTGCTGAGGGTATGGTCACATCCAATAGTCATGCCTTTTCCTATTCAGCAATGGCGGCTTTGACAATTTATTTTAAATTCAACCACTCTAAAGAATTCTTTTTAGCTTTGCTTAGAATGGCTAAGAACGAACAAGATAGTCTTGGTGAAATTAGTACAATTAGTCAAGAAATGAAACATTTTGGAATCAAATTGCTTCCACCAGATTTGGCTAAAAGCCAAGAGGACTTTGAAATTGAGGGCAATAATATTAGATACGGACTGTCTGCCATTAAAGGCATTAGCAAAAAAGTAATTGAAAAAATGATCAATTTTAGAGGAGTTTATAATTCTAAAATAGATTTATTTGTTGCGGCAAAACAGGCAAAAATTTCTATTGGGGTTCTTTCTGCTCTAATACAAGCTGGCGCATTGGAAAGTTTAAATACCAAAACTCGTAGCCGATTAGTTTTAGAAGCTCAAACATGGAATATCCTAAAAGATAAGGAAAAAATTCTAGTTAAACAACTAATTGAGCAAAATAAGTTCGAAGACGTGCTGACGGCTATCAAAGCCTTAAATACAGAAATCAAGGATGATAAAGGGAAATTGATTATTAAAGATTCAAGATTCTCCACCATCAAAAGGGATTATGAAAGATTTAAAACTATTTATTTGTTGAATAGTCGAAATGAGAATTTAGCAAATTTCTTTTACGAGAAGGAATTGCTTGGAATGCCATACAGCCAAAGCCTTAGTAAAATTTTTCAACAAAAAAATGAAAATATTCAAAGCATTGAGCAATGCAACAATGCAAAAGAAAAAAGCTCTTTGTTTTTTGCTGGAATAGTTACCGATGTAACAAAAAGAACATCTAAAAATGGCAATCCATATGTGAAATACGAACTATCCGATGAAGGTGGCAAAATAGAATGCTTTGTTTTCAGTAGCGAAAAAAGGGACAAGCTGGAGGAGGTAAAACAGAATAATGCTGGAAAACTTCCCGAAGAAGGCGACGTGCTTATAGTTAAAGCGAATAAGAAAGATGGCAATGCCTGTTATGCTGAAAAAATAGGGATACAAAGTGCTAAAATATATATGGCTCTAAGAGATCTAAAAGATCAAGATTTAATTGAAGAAGAAGTGGTCTAAATTATAATATTAAGATTTAAAAAAAAACAAACTATGAGTCTTAATAATATTCAATTTTATAAACCTAATTCTTCGAATAAGGGTGTCGCAGTTTCCGTGTCATTTAATCCTGCCGATAGTGGGATTTACGTATCGTTTATAAGGCAATTCAGCTGGGATGCCGGAAAGAAAATTGGATCCTTTAAAGGAAATAAAGATAATCCAAGGGCTAAGAAAAATATAAAATTCAACGACATCGAGGTGTCTGGAATTATTAGAGCAATAGAAAAGGAAGAGAAGTGGTCTACCTTTCATAAGTTCAATAATGATTCCGGTGTGTCTATTTCTTTTGCCCCATACATTAAAGACAATATAATGGCCGGATTTGGATTAAGAGTTTCTGATTCAAAAGATAAAGAAAATGTATTTTCAGTTGGCTTTACAAATGATGAAGCTGTAAAATTAAGAGAATGGTTGAAACTCAGCCTAGAGGAGTCGTTTAAAGTTGCAACTTCATCAAGTTCGGAAGAATAATAAAATGAGAAAAAAAAGAGTTCTTTTCCATTCCGATTTTGCCCTTGTGAAAACCGGATTCGGCAGAGTGATGAAAACCCTTCTGTCGCATTTATATAAAACTGGCAAATATGATATTCATCACGTTTGTTGTGGTATAACTCAAAATACTCCAGAGCTTCAGCAGACGCCATGGAAAAGTTACGGGGCAATAAC